TAATATCCTTTCCTTCCTCAATTATAGATGTAAATGATTTCATGTTTATATCTCCTTTATATTATTATATATCTGCTATGGTATTTGATAAAAACTGGTTTGTCAAGCATTATTCGCCAGTATTGTAATATGTCCCTATGATTTCATTTATATTAAAACTAGTCCTATAAACCTTAACATTTTGAGCTACAGCCGTTATTGTGGTATCATCTGCACTATAAGGACTAACATTATCAACCCCATTACCAGAAACAAATGTTCCTGAAATGAGCCTTACTGTCAAATCATTACCATCTTTAGCCATTACCTCACCTACACCATCATTTCCATTATCGCTATCACCTGTTATAGATGTACCTACTGAAAAATTTGTGCTTGCTGTAACAGTAAGGATCAATTCAAGATAGGTTATTGTAATCTGTGAACCTGCTGTATCAATATCTATTGCATCTACTAAAGTACCATCACTTAGTAAAATTTGTGCTATTGGTGTTGTTGTCATCTTATATTATCTCCTAATTTAATTCATTATCTAATTTATCGTTAGTTTGCATAGTAGAAACAATATTTGATTTACAATGCCTACATTGAGTTTTTTGTTTATAATACACAAATGTTTTACCACATTTAGGGCAAAATACTTTTGATCCATTAATTCCTTTTCTTCTCAAAAGAGGAATTTGATTACCTTCATTAAAAAATTCTATTAAATACTCTTTAAAAGATTTCATTTTATACCTTTATATATCATGATCAGTCAAGATTTTAAACTCCCAACCTTTTTGTATAGCAAATTTTGTTGCTGCATCCCATTTAGCTTGATTTACTAACCAAGTTCTATATTTTCCCATCCATTTCTTTGTTTTTCTTTTTTGAGGTTTTGGTTGTTCAACAAAACATTTAGGCTTAATTTCACATATATATTCTTTTATTGCTCCATTTTTGCATTTTGTTTTAAGCCATAAATCAAGAAAATATCTATGAGGTCTACCATCAATTGAAATATATGGTACAATTACTGTTTCTGAACCCCATTTTAATATACTTGAATTTAAATCAACATATCTAAAATACTTTAATTCTAATCCACTTCTATATATGATATTATTTGCATTACCATTATATTTATGTGGATTTATTGGTTTATATAAGCCTTGACTATATTGAGGCTTCTTTCTGCTCATATTACCTCTTTTTATTATTTATTTGAATCATATAATATTTAGTTATATCATCTAATATAACTTTATTGTTACTAATAATTTTTCTAAATATATGATTTAATTGATCATTAGCCATTTTTAGTACTTCTTTTGATATAGCTAAATGAGTTTCATCTATTTTTTCCTTTGAATTAATTTGAATTTTACCTTTTTCTAAGTAATAATGATTATTATACTTTTTGATTAATAGATAATATCTACTAGCTCTAAATATTATTTTATGGTCATTATATAAAATAATTCCATTAAATTTTTTAATAAAACTAAAAATATCATCTATCTTATTGATATTATTAAATAATATCTTTTTTATTGCTTCATCTGTCATATTATAATCTTATTATAATTATTTACTTTAAATCAATTTCTTTTATGCTATAATTAAATCCTTCCTTTTCATATATTTCAATACGATGTAGGAAATGATTTAAAGTATAATTATATCGTTTTTTCCAAGATAAATTATCACAGATATCATAAAGAGTAGCAAATTTCTTATTTTTATGTAATCTTAATACTCTACCAATAGATTGGATTATTTTTATAGAACTTTTCATTGACTCAGCAAACATAATCTTATGTAGATTTTTAATATTAATTCCAGTACTGAATGTACCATAAGATGCAACAATAACTACATTATCATTAACTTCTGAAACTTTTCTAATATTTTCTCTATAATCTGTTGATACTGAGCCATCAACATAAAAAAATTGTTTATTAGGATATTTCTTTTTTAGACATTCATATAAAGTTTTTCCATATTCTATTGTTTTGAATAAAATAAGACTATTATCTTCTTTTTCGATTAATTTTGATAATAGTCTTATTTTATCTTTTTTACTATTTATAAATGCAACTTCATCTTGCCAAACCATCTTTTTACAAAGATTTCTATCTGCATTATTATGATTTAAAATTATTCCTTTTATTCTAAGTTTAGATAAAAGACCTCTTTTCATTAAAGTCTTTGAATCAGTAACTCTATTGATTTGACCAAATAAAGATTTTAATTGTAATTTATCTATACTTGAATCCTGTAATGTTCCAGATAATCCTATTTTATATTCAGCATTTACACAATTTTGAATAATATTTGCTAATTCTGCGCCCTTTGCTGTATGAACCTCATCACAAACAACAGCATCAAATTTCTCAAAATATTTTGTAGGCATATTCTGCATACTTTGCCAAGTTGATATTGTGATTGGCTTTGTTGTATTTTTATCCTTACCTGAATAAATCTTATGTGTATATTCATCAAAGTCACATAAATTTTCAGCATATTCTTGAAAATCAGATGCCATTTGTTCAACTAAAGAAGTTGTAGGAACCAATAATAGAAAATTAAAATCATCATTTAAATATTTTAGCATATTAAATAGTAAAAATATAATAAATGATTTACCTGATGCTGTTGGAGATAATATTACTCTTTTTTTATGATAAAGAGATAATTGAACTGATTGTAATTGATAATCTCTAGGTGTGAGTTCATTTTTCATTACCTTTGAGTTAAAATCACATATTTTTTTCTTAGAATATTTTCTAGCTTTAGAAACTATATTCTTATCAACAATTTGGTATTTTATAGAATGTAATTTAAAATATTTGAAAAGATCAGATAATAATCCAATTGGAAAGAGACCTGTTTTAATTCTAAAAAGCTTTATTTTCCCATCCCAGATGCCCGATTTATATTTTGGTGAATAGAAATAATTATCTGCAAAAAATGCAAATCGATTATTTATATCTACAGCTTGATCTAAATCACATTCTAAAAAAACAAATGACTCATTATGATAATGTACTTTAACCACTAATTTTCGCCTACCATGAATTTTTTATAATCTATTAAATTTTTAATATCAAAACTAAGAGTATTACACTTCTTAAGTGTTTGTTCGAAAAAATCAACTAAATGCTTCTGTTTATTAAATTGAACTAATAATTTACTATAATCTGGATCTGATTCTACATGCCAAGTTAAATGTTTCTTTTCGACCTTATAGTCGAAATCATTCATATAATAATACCATTTTTCTCTAAATAACAAATTAAGACTATTTTCTAATGTTATTAATTTTGTTTTTTCTTTAAAAAAATATCTTAAAATATTTATTATGCAAATTTGGTATTTCTCTGATTTTTGTTTGTAAATGTTGTTCATTTAACTCAAAATCAGATTTAACCATTTCTGTTAATTCATTAAAGTCCATTTCATTCTCCAGCAATTTTATTTATTAATCTATTATAATACCATTTATGACAAATGTCACATCAAATTTAATAGAAGTTGCTGAATTTATTTGGCTATTTAAAGGAATTTCAGATAATGATATTGGAAAACAATCTTGAAGTTGAATAACAAATTCATGATTTAATTTATTGTTTAATATATGAATTCCAATATCACTTATATCATCAGGATTATCATCTGTTTCTGAAAAACTAGATAATGAATTTAACCAAGAATAAACAAGTCTCCAATTAGTATAACTTTCATCTAAAATAAATGTTAATGCTAATTGATCAATAATTGTACCTGTACCTGGCACTGTTAATGGTCTTTTTGCAGTTGGGTATTCAGATGTACCAATAGTTAATCCAGGAATTGAAGTATCAACTATGGAATTATTAAGATATTTATATTTTTCTGATAATATCTCAACTTTAAACGAATTTTCATAAGCATATTCTTGTGGCATAAGTAAATAATCCTTTTTATTTTAATTATTTACTTTTATTCTTCGTCTTCAAATAATAGACGTTGATCTATATTAGGATATCTATCTACTATATTATTAAATAGAATCTCTCTTAAATTATCCTTTTTCTCTTTCTCTTGTCTTTCTTTATGTAAAACCCATAAAATTCTATTATAAATTACAGTTGTGAAATAACCATATGGATTCCTTTTATCAATATTGTATTTATCTACTGCATATAGGCATCTATCATATGCTTCATAGATAAAATCATCTTTATATGTATAATTTACAAAATTTGGTTTATTTCCTATTCTATTACACATTTCAAAAAACATCATATGTAATTCTTCTGAAATTATATTTGTTTCTTTAAATTTAACTATTTCATCTTGCATTAATTCCTTATCTATATAATTATCTTTAGGCATAAATATCCTTATTTTAGGTTTAGGTTACTTTAATATTATATTAATTTATTATAATTGTCAAAAAATTATATACATTTACTTAAAATATGTATATAATGGAAAATTAATTGAATTCTTTTTGACAAGCACCTTTTTTAGTTTATAATAGGTCTTGTGGTTGGGGTAAATTGATTGGATAGTAATAGGGAAAATAATTAGTATTTCTCCTCTCTCCCTCCTTAATAAAGCCCGGAAATAATTAATATTTTGTTTACTTTTTCTGACAGATGTGTTATATTAGATCTAGAAGTTGGCAACATACATAAAAACTTAAATTCAGGAGAAATAATTATGGCAAAGGCTACTAGATTTTTTACTGGAAATGATACATATGGAAGAAGAGTTCAGATGGCTCAGTCAGAATCTGGTACTTGGTTTGGAAGATCTTTTGGATTTAATGGATATGGAAAGGCTTGGTTAAAATGGTTTAAGACTGAGCCAGAATTTCAGTCAACTTATATCAACCAAATTACAGGAGATAAAGATACTTATGAAACTCCTGTTCCTTGTTGGGGATTTCAGAAAATGACTGAACTTGATGAAATCCCTAGAGTTAGATTACCAAAATAAAAGGAGAAATAAAATGAAATATCAAAAAGAACTAGATGAAATGTTTTCGTATTGTCATGAATCATGGATGGATGAAAATGATAAGGAAAATTTCAATAAAGATATTCTAAAAGAAATGAATACAACTATGGAGGATCTTGATATCATGTTTGAACAATGGGTTGAAAACGGTTATAGTATTGAAACTCAATTAAGTCTTGTAAAACAGTTAATATCATTAATATAAGGAGGAATAAATGCCAAAAATAACAGAGAAAATTAATACAGAAGGATTTGAAGAACAAGAGATGTCAGGCAAATGTCCATTGTGTGATTTTGATATGTTCTTTGATAATGATGGTAAAAGTTGTGTTATAGGATATGGAGAATACCCTATAGGAGGTTTCAGAAATAGCATGAAACCAAATACCAATATTGGATTAGCATATGAATGTCCAAAATGTTTTACAAAAAGTATTCATCATACAAATATGGAAAGTATATTTTAAGGAGAATAAATGGAACAATTTAAAGGACTTACAAATAGTGAGATAGGATTTGTATTACATGAGATATTATATGAAATAGCAGTTGAAACAGAAATTATGACTGATAAATTGTTTCAGGTTCTAGGTGAGTATTATGGAATCACTGTTAAAGAAATAAAGAAATATCTTCGTTCTGCAGAATCAAATTTTTGTGTTGGAAGCGCAAATGTTATTGGATTTATTGATAATCAACCATTAAAAAGGACTAGTTTCTTAAATAAAATTCATAGAACAATGGAATATGTTGCATCTAAAGTTGATTTAGATATATCAGATGAAGTCGAATTAGAGACATTTTTACGAGTCTTTGAAACTGAATCCTTTTATCCCGTACATGAAAATGGATGAGCCAAAAGTATTAGTAGTTGGTGACCCTGGATTAGGATCAGCAGCAAGAGCATTAGAAATAGCCTCACTGGCACAAAAGAATCATTATAATGTTGAAATTGTTTCTAATAAAGAATTGACAAAAAGAATGGAAAATGATATATTAAAAAATAATAATTTTGATAATGCAATTTTAAACTTAGAAAGAGGGGGAATTTATGGATTCAAATATGAAACTTGAAGAAGTAGAAGAAATTCTACCAGATACAACTGATGAAATGCTAAAAACAATGACTGCTAATACCTTATGTCGAATGCCAGATGAGAAATTTGAGGATTATAAAAAGAGAAGACATGTTAATAATATTATTACAAAGTTTAAGCTAAAAGGAACACTATTCTGGGATTCCTATAAAAAAGGACAATATATAAGGGGAATGTAATAAAATATGGATTATGTTGAAAAAATGAAAAACTGGTATTTGAAAATTCCTGTACCTAAAAATCAGTCATTTTTAGAATTAAATAATCAACTTTATGAATGGGCAAAAATAACACCATCAAATAATTGGATTTGTGGTAGATATGCTGGATATCTGTTAACGACAGGTAAAAATAATTTTATAATGGGTGATTATAGTGGTACAGATTTAACTACTGGTTGTGGTAATATACTTTTTGGTGATTCTATTGATTGTAGTCATGATGCATCAGATTCGGTAGTTTTACAAATGCAGTATGATAGATATGAATATTTTTATAAAAACATAATAAAGGGGATAACATAAAATGGAAACAGTTATAGCAGTAGATTTTGATGGCACAATTGTAGATTTTGCTTATCCAAAACTTGGACAAAGCAATCCAGAAGCCTTTAAATATATGAAAAAATGGATTGATGCAGGAGCAAAAATTATTCTCTATACTATTAGAGATGGAAAAGAACTTCAAGATGCAGTAAATTATATGAATGATAATAATATACCTCTGTATGGTATAAATAATAATCCTGAACAAAAAAATTGGAATAACAGTAAAAAGATTTTTGCTAATTTATATGTTGATGATGCTGCTTATGGGTGTCCCCTAACAATATACTCAGGGTTTAATAAAGATTGTGTTAATTGGTATATAGTTGGACCAGCAGTATTAGATATAGTTAAAGAGAGATTTGGTAGATAGATATGTATGCTATAATAGGAGATCTACATTTTGGTAAAAAGGAGGATCACGATATTTTTGTTAAATATCAGATCCAGTCTTATTTAAAAGTAATAGAATCTATTAAAAAACAAGGCATAAAAACTATTATATTAGCAGGAGATATTTGTGATAATAGAAAGTATATTACTTATACTACATTACAAATTATCAAAAAACACATAATAGATCCTGAATTAAATTATATAATAGTTGTTGGTAATCATGATGCTTATTATAAAAATACTAATAAATTAAATGCTCCTAAAGAATTATTTGGAGAATTTGAAAATGTTACTATTATAGATAATGAACCAAAAGAAATTATTATTGATAAGGATAAATGTTTATTTGTACCTTGGATGAATAAAGAAAATTCAGAAATATGCATGAAATCTATAAAAACTTCTAATGCAAAATATTGTTTTGGTCATTTTGATATTAATGGTGCACAAATGACAAAAGGTATACTTTGTGGTAGTTCTTTAAGATCAGATTATTTCAAGAAATTCGAAAGAGTCTTTTCTGGTCATTTTCATCTAACCCAAGAAATTGGAAATATTATCTATATTGGATCTATGTGTCAATTAGATTGGAATGATTATGGTGATAAGAAAAGAATAATCATAATTGATAGAAATGATCTTATATCCCAATCATTAGTTGATGAAATTTTTGTTAAGATTAATATAAATAATGAATATAAGTTTGAGAATCTTGATCAATATAAAGATAAGTTTTTAAGGATCTATATTAATAGAAAATTAAAGAAAATAGATGAGACTAAACTTATTGAAATTATTGAGAATAGTGTAAAGCATGAAATTATTGATAATACAATTATTCTTGATGAAGCAATTACTATTGAAGAAGATGAAGAATTTGTTGAGATTGTAAAAGAATGTATAGAATCATATGAAGGTGAAGAAGAAAGTGTAAAGAAAGAATCATATGAATTGATAATTGGTGAGTATAATAATATATTAGCAGAGGAATAGTAATGAAATTTAAAAGTGTAGAATTTAAAAATATTCTTTCATATGGAAATAAATTAACAAAATTACCTCTTGATACTAATCAAACTATCGGTATCACTGGAATAAATGGACATGGAAAATCTGTATTATTAGATGTCCTTCATTTTGTTTTGACTGGTAAACCATATAGAAAAAAACTAAAGAAACTAGAATTAATTAATAGACTAAATAAAAAAGACTGTTATGGTAAATTAATATTAGAACATAATGGTAAAGATGTTATTATAGAACGTGGAATTAAACCAGATATTTTTAATATAATTGTTGATGGAAAATCATTAGATGAAGATTCAAAATCAATTGATCAGCAAAAATGGTTATCTCAGTTTCTAAATATAAATACTGCCAATCTAAGGCATACATTATTTATATCATCTACAAATTATAATCCATTTCTCCAGATGACACTGTCGGAAAAAAGATTATTTATTGAAGATTTACTAAACATAGAGATATTTGGTAACATCCTGAAGAACCTGAAGGCCAAGGTTAGCATAATTAAAGAGTCTATTAAAGATTGTGAGACTAAGATAGAAAAGTTTGAGTCAAATATTGAAGTTATTGTTAATATGTTAAAGAGCCTTAATGAGAGTAATGCTGATAAAATTAAGGAATTGAAGAAAGAACTACAAGATCTTAAAGATAGTTGTAAGAATTATAAGACTGAACAAAAAGAATTAGAGATTGTAATTGAAAATACAAATAAAGAAATAGAAGAATTAACAGAAGAAAGAAAAATAAAAATAGAAGAGAAAGAAGAGCTTCAAGAAAAATATACCAAACAGCAAACAAAAATAAGAGATTTTAAAGAAAAGGGTGTTAATTCAAAAGTTAGAGTTATCACAAAATTAGAAGGTAAACAAGAACGATTTGATTTCTTTGATAATAATGATGTTTGTCCAACATGTCAGCAAGATATTGATTCAGAATATTCAGAAGAAATATCAACAAAACTAAAAAATAGTATAGATGAACTAAAAGATAAAGAAAATTCTATTAAGGACAAATTAACAAAATTAGATTTAAAATCTAAAAAGTTAGATAAACTTTATGATAAAATTCAAAATTTATCAGATAAAGTTATGAACATTGATTCTAGTATAACCCAAAATAATAATAAAATTAATATGGCTAATAGAGATATTAATAATAAAGATAGTCATATTAAAACAAATAAGAATAGAGCAAAAAGAATTAAAGAAGAAATAGAAGAGCTTAAAAATCCTAAAAAGGTAGAAGTTAATGATGATAGAAAAGATATTAATAAAAGGATTAAAAAGGAAAAGAAATCATTGACTAAATATCAAAATACGATGAAGGCTTATGACTTAGCATTTAAACTATTAAGTGACAAAGGCATAAAACAATATATAATAAAGAAATATATACCTTTATTGAATAAGTTTATAAATCTATTTCTTGAGATATTTCAAGCAGATTATAGAATCAAATTTGATGATGAATTAAAAGAAACAATAATAAAGGGATATACTAAATGTTCATATTATTCATTATCTGCTGGAGAAAAGGCTAGAGCTGATCTAAGCATATTATTTGCATTTCTAAATATTGCTAAAAGCAGAAATTATGTCTCATCAAATATTTTGATTCTTGATGAAGTTGCTGATGCAAATCTTGATAAAGATGGACTTGATGGATTAATTGAGATTCTTAATAAACTAAAGGAAATGGGATATACAACATTTACAATATCTCATAGGAAAGAATTAGAAGATAAATTTGAAAAATCATATATTGCAGAAAAAACAAGATTTTCAAAATTAATAGAAAAATAGGAGAAATAAAATGATTAAGAAGGTAATAGTAAATGATAATAATGTAGTATCTATAGAAAATTTAGATTTTAATAAATATTATATGTTTATAATAGAAAATCAGGTTTGGTGTATTATGATGCTTAATATGAAAGAACACCAATCAATATGTTTAACCAATCAAATGAATCATTTTTGTAATCCTAGCAAATTAAAAGATATTATAAAACAGGCTATTTCAAATGAAATAGACATATATGAATTTGATAGTATTATGGAAGGTATGAACTTTTTCATAAAAGATAATTTAAAGAATATAAGTTAATAAGGAAAATAAATGATTAATACAGAATATTTAATATCTTTAGATGCATCTCTAAGATCAACTGGTTGGTGTGTATTTAATCAATATACAAATGAATTAGAAGATTTTGGTATAATTAAAACTAAAGATATTATTGATGAAACATATCAAGAAGATTTACTATTATATATTAAAGAAGAGCTTGAAAAAATATATGCTAAATATTCTGATTATGGACGCTATGATTCACTTGATATGGTAATTGAAGGTCTTTCATTGGGTTCTAAGTCAACAATGAAAGACTTAATTGATGGAATGCATTGGGGAATTAGAACTCATTTTAGACAATATTTACCAAATAATTTAATTGGTGTTATTGCACCAACAGAATGGAGAAATAATCAATCAAGTAAAGAAAATAGAAAAGTTGCTAAAGAATTATTTGATAAAGATCCATTAAAACAAATGATGGTTGCTAAATTACCTGGACCTATATGTAATGATTTTATGAAATATATTCAAGAATGTGATTATAATAAAGAATCATTATATGATTTGACAGATGCATATTTTCTTGGTATATATAGACTATTACTAAATAAGGAGAAATAGTAATAGTTAAAAAGGTTATTATGTAATTTAATTTAGAAATAGGATAAATATGAATAAAGAGGAATTACTTAAAGAAAAAAACAGATTAGAGTCTGAAATATCTGCATTAAATAATAAGCAGATGACACTTAAAATTTTAATGAATAGTGAATATGGGGCACTAGCTAATAAATATTTTAGATATTATGATATGAGACTTGCTTCAGCAATTACTCTATCAGGTCAGTTAATAATTAGATGGATAGAAGAATATTTAATGAATCACCCACTCCAAAAGAAGTGGAAATGGGAAGTAGTATATTGTGATACTGATTCAGCATATATTTCAATTGAAACTGCAGTAAAAGGAATTCAAAAGAAATTTCCTGATTTAACAACAAATGAACTTTTAGATAAAATAGATAAGTTTACAGATAAAATTATTCAGCCAATTATAGATAAAGGGTATGATGATTTAGCAGAATATCTTGGATCTGAAAATGATATGGTAATGAAACGTGAAAAGGTAATTTCTAAATGTTTATGGACAGCAAAAAAGAAATATGCTATGACTGTTTGGGATGATGAAGGAGTTAGATATTCAGAACCTAAACTAAAAGTTAAAGGATTACCAATTGTTCAATCTTCAACTCCAAAATTAGTTAGAAATAAACTAAAAGAATCTATAAGACTTCTATTACTTGACAAAGATAAACTTATAGATTATATTAGAACTACAAAACAAGAATTCTACAAATATACCTGCGAAGAGATAGCATTCCCGAGATCAGCAAATAATATTAAAAAATATAGTGACGGTAAAGGATTTCATATAAAAGGAACTCCTATTCATGTTAGAGGAGCAATAGCATATAATAATTGGGTTGAAACAAATAATATCCAACATAATTTTGATTTAATAAGAGAAGGCGAAAAAATCAAATTTGTCTATCTTAAAGAACCAAATCCCTTATATTCAAATGTAATTTCATTTGTAAATAAATTTCCAGATGAGTTTAGAGAATATGTAGATTATAAAACTATGTATTTTAAAACTTATTTAAAGGTTTTAGAGAATATTAAAAAAGTTTGTGTTTCAACATTCATTCCACTCGAAAGAGAAATAGATTTAAATTCATTATTTGATTAAAGGGCATATATTGGAAAAAATAATACTCAAAAAACTTATAGAAGATAATGATTATATCATAAAGGTCTTTCCTTTTTTAAAGAAAGACTTTTTTGATTCATATGAAACTAAATTAGTATATTCTGTAATAAGATCATTTATAAATAAATATAATAGAAAACCAACATATACTGCTATTATAAGTGCATTACAAAAGAAAGATAATATAAATGAAGATTCATATGAAAAAGTAACAGATTTACTCCAAGATGTTCAAGATAATTATAATGAAGATCATGATTTTGATTGGCTAATTGATGAGACTGAAGACTATTGCAAAGATAAAGCAATGGAAAATGCTATATTTAGCGCTGTTAATATTTATGAAGATAAAAATGAGCCAAATTCAAAAATAGAATCTATTGTAAGAGAAGCATTATCAGTTTCATTCAAAAATGATTTAGGTATCGATTTTTGGGATCCAAAAGATATTAAAAAACGTCATGAATCAATGACTACAGAAAAAAGAAAATATCCTTGTCATCTTGATGAATTTAATACATTATGTGGTGGAGGCATTGAGCCAAAGGCCCTATCAGTATTTATGGGAGACACGCATAGTGGTAAAACAATGTCTATGGTATCATTAGGAGCATCATATGTTAGAAATGGATATGATGTTCTTTATGTTACGCTTGAAATGTCACGAGAAAAGATAGCACAATTATTTGATGCTAATTATCTTGATATGGAGATAAATGATTTACCTTCATTAGAATTTGATGAATTTAGAGATTCAATATTAGAAACTAAAAAAGATTCTTATGGTAGATTATTTATACAAGAATTCCCAACTGCTGGTGCTTCAACAATGAGTATCAGAAATCATATTAATGATTTAAAACTTAAATCAGGGTTTAAGCCAAAAATAGTTATAGTAGATTACATAAATTTAATGAGAAGTGATCGGTATTCATCTGGTGACTCCTATACTATAATTAAAGCTATAGCCGAAGAACTTAGAGGCCTGATGGTTGAAAAAGAATTTGCTGGAATAAGTGCAACTCAGTTTAATAGAGGAGGTGCAGGAAGTAGTGATCCATCAATGACAGATACAGCGGAATCTTATGGTTTACCAGCTACATGTGACCTTATAATTGCAATGTATGGAAATGAGGAACTTTCATCAAAAAATATTATACTTTGGAAGTCATTAAAGAATAGATTTGGTGGTATTATTAATCATAGATTAGTTATAAACACTAAATTTGAATATGCTATGTTATGTAATCATAAAAAAGATGATGATCCAGTGCCGTATATTAGTAATTCTCCAAAAACTACTGCATTGATGGCTAAAATGGTAAATAGACAATCAGTAAAGAAAATAGATAATACAACTAAATCTGATATAAATGAATTATTTGATACATTTTTAGACTAATAAATAAAGTAAATAATTAAAATAAAACAAATAGGAGATTTACTGATGGATTTTAATAAGTTATTTATTAAATCATGTGCCAAGACAATAAACACTGATGAATTAGAAGAGAGTAAAAAGACAGAATTTAAAGATATAGTTAAAATAGACTATGATTTTGTATTATTTGAGTCATCAGATAAGCTTAAGAAAGAGCTTAAAAATCTTATTGATGGTGATAAACAAGCAGAAAAGCTTAAAAAAGACGCAGTTAAAAATAAAGATAAGGTAAATGACTATCTTGATCATATATATTTTATGTATGAGAAAGATCTTGAAAAGATATCCAAAAAACATAAAATTGACTATGATGATATAGCAAGTGCATTTGTGGAGCTATAATGGGAGCATTTAGTAAATTACAAGCTATAACTTTTGTTGCTTTATTAACAAAACCATTTCGAAAATGGAAAGCTTTTGAATTAGGTATAATAGATAAAAATGGAGTTAAAATAAACGAACCTAAATCAAAAGAAGAAAAAGATTCTATTGATCTTTTTAAGAATATGATAAGAAAAATAAAGGTAACTTTATTAAAATTTATACCAAGTGAGAAATATTTACAATTTATACTTGCTGCATATTTATTAAAAGAAAATTTAGATGAAAAAGAAAGTACAATAAAGATCGAATTAGATAAAGTTTTAACAGAAGAAGAGCATATGATTATATTTAATTTAATTTCTGAACCAATTATTCATTAAAGGAATAAGTTATGTTAATACCTGGTCCAAATAAAGACGAGAAGAAGGCTGATTATATAAAAAGATGTATGGAATTCTTTGAGAAAGAAACCAATTTTGATCTAAAAAATAAAGAGGATAAAAAGCAAGCATTAGATATATGCAATTATAAATTTAAATAAAGGATTAATATGGATAAGAGTAAACTTGTAACAGATCTACAACGTGACATTTTAGACTTAAAAGAAAAAAATTCAAATATGATATCTAGTGATATATCAAAAATTTTAAAGTGCAGTAGTAGTTATGTTCGAGAAGTTCTTAGACATTTTTGGAAAAATGAAGAAGAATATGATGATAATGACGATGATGGTAAAGTTTTAATTGAATCACTTAAATCATCAAAAAAGATTCAAAAATTACAAGATCAACAAAGAATAGAAAGAAAGATTCGAGAACAATATCGGTATGATAATGCTGTTTCTGAATTAACAAATGAATTAATCAGTATATTCAAAAAAAGACCTAAAAATAAGGTTATAAGTCATAATTCAATTAATAATGATAATTATGGAGTTTTTCATCTAACTGATACTCATCTTAATGAACTAATCAATATACCCAGTAATCAATTTGATTTTAAAATAGCTGCTAAAAGATTACAAAAAATGGTTGCTGAATCAACTATTATTTTTAATTCTTATAATGTTAAAAATGTATTAATTTCATTTACTGGAGATTTAATAAATTCTGATAGAAGATTAGATGAATTACTTAATATGGCTACAAATAGAGCTAAAGCATGTGCGCTTAGTGCCATTTTATTTGAACAAGTTATATTAGATCTCAACAAGAATTTTAATGTAAGTATAGCATCAGTATCAGGAAATGAGGGTAGAGTTAAAGATGAGTATGGTATATCAGAAATAATGATGAGTGATAATTATGATTATACAATTAATCAAATTTTAAAATTAATGTTTAGAAATAATAAAAAAATTAAATTTATTGAAGGGTCATCAGCAGAATTAGTAGTAAATATTAATGATAAAAATTTATTATTACTTCATGGTCATCAAGTGAAAGCCGACCATGCAAAATCTATGCAATCAATTAGAGGTAAATATTCAGATAGAGGTATTAAAATTGATTTTGCTATATATGGACATTTACATTCTGCTCTAATAACTGATTATTATGCTAGATCATCTAGTTTATGCGGATCTAATGCATATTCAGATAACGATTTGCAATTTTCTTCAAAGGCAAGTCAAAATATACATGTATTTACAAATAAAGATATACATTCATTCAAAATAGACCTCCAAGATACAGAGAACATTCAAGGCTATAATATAGATGAAGATATTATAGCATATACAGCTAAATCATATGATAAAATTTCTTGGATAGAACCTAAAAAAATCTAATTAATAAAAAGTAAATAATTAAAATTAAACATAAAATAATTCTAATGGAGAATAAAATGAACAAAGAAAATCTAAATAGTATATTCACAGATATACTAACTGAAGATACATCATATTACAATGTAGGTGATTCTATAAAATACGATCTTGAATCTGCAGCCAATGATAATCCTGGTAAAGATGTTAGTTTTGGATATGGTATGGTTGTTGCTAAGTCTGGTATGGATTATATATTAAAGCTTGATAATGGTCAAGAAATTAAAGTTAAAAATGGAAATGCATATGCTTATGGTAATGCAGATGGTGATGCTAATCCATAATAGGAGATTGAATTATGTCTATAAGTTCTGAAACAGGTACTGTAGATGGTAATGATGTCACTTATGATATTCCTGGAAAAGGTTCAGCTAGAGGTGAAGGTGTAATTGCATATATTGATTACACTAAAGCTGGTGCTGATGATGTTTTTATAACGATATCATTTCAGAATACTATAATTAATACTGATGACTTTTTTAGTCAGATACTTGTTGATACTGGTGCTATTACTCCAGCATCAATTAATATGGTAGCAACTGGATTATTTAGATTACCTATACCTACAGCATTAAACGAAGAAACTGTAAAATTAACATTTGCTGGTTTAGATACTGGTGTAATTAATGTTGAATTTTCTGTTGATAATGGATATGTATAAAAATGATTAAAAGCAAAAATAGGTATGATATATTTAGAGATGGTTTAACTTTAGGTCAAATAAATTCTCTTAAAAATATTGCTAATGGTCTTTGTGGATTAGATGAAAATGCACAGGTACCAATAGCTCAACTTCCTGATGCAGTAACAGGTGCAGTATACTATAAAGGTGTTTGGGATTGTTCCACAGGTTCATACCCTGTTGGACCTAATCAAGGTGATTATTATATCTGTTCTGTTGAAGGTACAATAGGAGCAGTTGATTATCTTGTTGCTGATTGGCTAGTTTATAATGGTTCTACATGGGATAAAATTGATAATTCATATGGCCATGATCACGATTATAGATACTATACTCTAACTGAAATTGATATATTTTTGGCTCAAGATGATAATGTAAGTGTTCCTTCAGGTTTTCCAAACAGAGATGATTCTGTTATTAGCTTTGATGATGGAACACTAACCTTTAGTATTACACCTTCTGGAGCTGATTTTGATGTATATAGTGATAGAATTTTATATACATTTGATGAAGCACAAACAGCAACAATAACTGACACTGAAGGAATGTGGCATTTCTATTTTGATGCAGATGGTGTTTTACAATCAACACAAACATTTGTAGAATCAATAATATTAAAATATGCATATATATCTAATGGTTATTGGGATGCAGATGCTAATACTTTAATATTGGTAGCAGATGAGAGACATGGGCTAACAATGGACCCTATGACTCATCAATATCTTCATGAGACTGTAGGAACAAGATTTCAAGAAGGTTTAGGTCTAGTCAGTATTGTTTCTGATGGTGATGGAAATCTTGATGCTTCTGCTCAATTTGGATATGGTACGGGTATTATATGGGATGAAGATATCAAATTTGATTTTTCTGGGGTAGCATCTCCAGCACAAATTCCAGTATTTTATAAAACTGGTACATTTGGGTATTGGAGAAAAGATACTGCAACAAATTTCCCAGTTAAAAATTTTGTTGGCGGTGGTTCTAGATTAGCATATAATGAATGGACAGGGACAACTTGGCAACAAACAGAAATAACTAATAATGATTTTGGTTTATGTCATTTATTTGCAACTAATGATTCAAATCAACCAATTATATCTATTCAAGGTCAAGGTGATTTTACAAGACTAAATCAAGCTAGAGAGGCAGCAGCAACAGAAATTAATAATCTTATTACCACCGGAATGCCATTTCAAGAATTTTTAGCTATAGCATCAGTTATATACCAAACATCTAATGGATATACAAATGATGTAAAATCAAGAATTAGAACTACTGATACTGGTGATGATTATATTGATTTCAGATATTCATTTGGTGGTGGAACTGCTGGATCTGTAAATGATCATGGTTCATTATCAGGATTAGATGATGATGATCATCCACAATATGCTTTAGTTTCTGATAGATTTGTTTCAACTGAACAAACTGGAACTGCATCTCAACAAACAATAGCTCATGGGCTATCAGGTACACCAACAGGGGTTTTAGTATCTGTTACTGATGACAATTCAGGTGGTGGATTTGTAATTACAGAAGGTACCCATGATTCAACAAATGTATATGTTACATGCACAACTGATGTTAAATATAAGATTTTAGCTTTTTTATAAGGATAGAAATTAATGTTAATTGATACAATAAAAGAACCAATAAAAAAATGGGCTGAAAAGATAAACGATAATATTATTGAGCTTCCAAATTTATCTAAGCCTGAAGCTATAGAAGTTGATGAAAATAATATATCTTGGGATTATAGTTTTGATGTTGTTTTTAAGAATATTAAACAATTAATAAGAACATATAGAGAAGTATCATTAACCTTTGAAGTTAGCTTAGCAGTAGATGAAATTATAAATGAAGCTGTAGTATATGATGAAAATGATGTTATAAATGTCAATTTAGATAAAACTGAATTTTCTGATAATATTAAAAAGAAAATCATAAATGAATTTGAATATGTAGTATCTTTATTAGATTTTAATAATATAGGTGATGAATATTTTAGAAAATGGTATGTTGATGGTAGAATCTATTTTCAAAATGTTGTTGATTTAAAAAATCCAGGTAAAGGATTATTAAAAATAAATTTACTATCTCCATTAGATATTTTTAGATATAAAGATGTAAAATCAAAAAAGAGTTTTTATATTTGGAAATTAGATGATTCTGATGCATGTAAAAGAAATAGATTAGGTGGATACTATGGAAAAAATACAGATAATCAAGTTATTTTTAAAGTACCTGAACAATTAATAACATACGCTCCATCTGGATTAACTAATGAAGATGAAGAGTTTTTTATTTCATATTTACATAAATCTATTAAACCATTAAATCAATTAACACTAATTGAAGATTCTGCTGTTATTTATAGATTAACAAGAGCTCCTGAAAGAAGAGTTTTTTATATTGATGTTGGTAAATTACCCAAAAAGAAGGCAGAAGCGTATGTTCAAAAACTTATAAATAAGTTTAAAAATAAAATATCATATGATTCTACAACAGGTAAAACTAATCAATCTAAAAATACAATGACCATGTTGGAAGATTTCTATATACCTAGAACTTCAACTCAAAAAGGTACAGAAATTGATACTATTTCTAATGGAGCATTGGTTGATAAAATAGAAGATATTTTATATTTCAAAAAGAAACTTTATAAATCATTGAATGTACCTACAGCAAGAATTGATCAAGATGAAAAGGCTGTTGTTAATTTAGGTAATAGTGGAGAAATAACAAGAGAAGAACTTAAATTTTCTAAATTTGTAAAAAAATTACAATCTAAATTTGGATATGTATTTTTAGATTGTTTAAAGAAACAATTAATCTTAAAGAAAATTATAAATATTAATGAATGGAATGATAATTATCAAAAAATAATATTAAATTGGGAAACCGATTCTTATTTTGATTCATTAAAAGATGAAGAAATATTAAATGGTAGAATAGAAATAGCTGATTCTTTAAACGAATATATTGGTAAATATTTCTCTCATGAGTATGTACAGAAACAAATTTTTAAAATGACAGATGAAGATATTGAACATCAAAATGAATTAATAGAGAAAGAAAAGACTGATCCAAAATATAAAGATGAAGATGAAGAATAAAAAGTAAATAATTAAAATATAGGAGAATATAAAATGACAGATAGTCTATTAAAGAAATGTGTTGAGAATGATGTAATAGGTTTTAAAGAAGAGTTAAAGGAAATGATTCAAACCAATTTTGATGAAAAAATTGATAAAATAGAAAAGGAAATGTATAAAGAGTCTTTAACTGAAGGCTGCACTGATAAAGATAAACTTGAAGAAGAAAAAGAAGATGATGAAGAATCAGAGGATGATAAAGATAAAAAAGATTCTGATGAAGATTAATCTTATTCTATAAGGAATAAAACAATGGAAGAGTTTTTAACTGAAGAATATCAAGAAATGAATATTCTTACAGAAGGTAAAGAACATCAAAGAAAATACTATATAGAAGGTATTACTTTACAAGGTAACACCCCAAATGGTAATGGTCGAATTTACCCTACACAAATTTTAACAGAAGCAATTAATGCTCATACTGATAAATATTTACATGTTGATAGAGCTTTAGGTGAATTAGGTCATCCTGAAAAAAATAAACATAAAATTAATTATGAAAATGCATGTCATAAATTTGTAAAGGTAACTCAAGATAATGATGCTTTTATAACAAAGGCAGAAGTATTAACAGAATTTCCAAAGGGTAAAATTCTTAAAAATTTAATTGATGCAAAAATAGGATTTGGAATATCATCTAGGGCATTTGGTGCAACTAAAGTTTCTAATGGTGTTAGAGTTGTGCAAGGATTACGAATTGTTTCTCTTGGTGATATTGAACATGAACCTTCTGCACCTGATGCATTTATGACTGCTATTATGGAAAATCATGAATGGGTGTATGAAAACGGTGTTTTAATCGGAAAAGATTTAAATGAAACTCTTGACGAATATCATAATATTATCAATAAAACACCAAAAAGTCAATTAAATAATGCGTATATAGACATTTTTAAAGATTATTTTAACAAATTAAAATAAAATAAAGTAAATAATTAAAATATATAATAAACCATTAAAAATAGGAGTAAATTTATCATGAAGATAAAAGATATTTTAGAAAAACACTTTAGTGAAGTTCTAACAGAAGATGTTGGAAATGAAATTGAAGTAATGTTTGAAACTTTAGTTGAGGCTAAAGCTACCGAAAAGGTTGAAGCTCTTACTGAAGCTAAGAATGCAGAACTAGAAGAAAAATGTCAATCAGATTTAACAGAATTTAAAGAAGAATTAGTTGAAAAACTAAATGATTATGTTGGTCTTACTGTAACTGATTTTCTAATAGAAAATGAAGGTATTATAACAGAAAATCTTAAAGCAAAAACTGCTGATAAGATTATGACTGGAGTAACTAAGCTTTTAACAGAATGTCATATTGATATACCTGAGTCTGAAATAGATGTAATGAAAGATCTTACTGGCCAAATAAGTACTCTTAAGACTGAGCTTAATGAATCTTTAAATGCAAATCTTGAATCAGATAAGCAAACATTTGAATATGAAAAAGCATTTAAGTTTACAGAATTAACTGAAGCTCTTACTGATAGTGATTCAGAAAAAGTTATGAAACTTATTAAAAATGACAAATTTCAAACTATTGAAGATTTTGGAACAAAGGTTACTATTTTAGCAGAAAATATTGGTGTTAAATCTAAAGATATTTTAGAAGAAGATCTTAATTCAAATGAATCAGATCTTACTGGTGATGCTTTAGAAGAAGATCAAGATCTTGAAGAATATGAAATTGATAAATATTTTCCAAGTTCTTTAATGTAATGAACTAAATATATACTAATTTATAAAAATAAAATAACTTAAAAACTCTAATAAGGAGAAAATAAATGATTAAGGTAGAAAAAGCAATAATCGATAAGTGGATACCGCTTATGGAAGGTAAAGGAAAATGGAGTGATTATGTCTCTGCTTGTCCTAAGATAGAAGAAAAAGATTATGCAATGAATGCTCAACTTTTTGAGAACATTGAAAAATATGCTGGTACTAAAGATGAAAGTCTTGATGAATCAACTATGGCTTCTGCAATTGGTAATTATAGCCCAATTCTAATTCCAATGTTAAGACGTGTTATGCCTGCAATGATTGGTCCTCAGATTTTTGGTACTCAGCCTCTAAGCGGACCATCTGGTCTGATTTTTGCACTTAGAGCAACATTCCAGAATGATTCTGTAAACTCTCTCACAAGAGCAACTTCAGTTATTCTTACTGTTGCATCTGGAACCAATTATACAGTTGGTGGTGATATCACTGGTGATAGTGATAATGGTAATGATGGTGTTGGTGTTGTTCGCCACAAAGAAGGTAATAATCTTCTTGTAGAAGTTGTTTCTGGAACATTTGTTGTTGCAAATGGTGTTGATAATGCTAATCCATATAATGCAGATGATACCACAATTTCTGCCGTATATGAGAATGAAGCACTATTTAACGTGATTTTCAGTAATTATAGTGGATCTTATGCTACTGCTACTGGTGAGGCCCTTTCAACTAACATGAAGGAAGTTGGTTTTGAGATTGAAACTGCTACTGCAACTGCTAAGACTAGAAAGTTAAAAGCAAAATGGACTAATGAACTTGAAGAAGATTTACAAGCAATTCATAATATGAATGCTGAAGCTCTTCTAAGTACAGTTGCTTCTGATGAAGTTATAATGGAAATGAATCGTGAAATGATTAATTATCTAATCGCTAATATCGGTTCTACTACAGCTTTTGATTATACATCTGCTGATGGTCGTTGGGAACTTGAGAAGTATCAAAATCTTATGACTATGACTTCAAGAGTAAAACGTCAAGTTGCTGTTGCTAATAAGCGTGGTCAAGCAACATTTATGATTGTTTCTCCTGCTGTTCTTTCAGTATTTGAATCTTCAGGTAAGCTTGATACAAATGGAGTTGATCCTGTTCAGACTGTTTATGCTGGTACTGCAATGGGTATGAAAGTTTTTGTTGACCTCTATGCTACTGATGATACAATTTATCTTGGCTATAAAGGTCCGACAGAGATAGATGCTGGTGTTTTCTACTCTCCATATATTCCACTTCAAGTTCGTAAGGGTTACGGTGAAGAGGATAATCAACCAAGAACATTCTTCAGTACTCGCTATGCTCTTACTGATAATGTTTATGGCGCAGAAAATTACTACAAGGCAATCTCAGTAGCAAATCTTCCTGCCTAATAGTATTTAATAACCTTACTATTCTTCTGGATCATACGATCCAGAAGTCATTAATATTGGGTCATATTTTTTATAAAATATGACCCATTTCTGTATTATAAACTTGTCAAATTTTTTAAAAAAGTAAATAATTAAAATAATATAAAGGTAAAATATGTCAGCAGATTTTGAATTTCCAAAAAACTTAAATGAAGATATCCAACCATATATATTATTTTCAGCATTTGATTGGTCTACTAAAGGTAAAAAAAGTCAATCTTTAGAAACAGCAAAAACAAATACTGAAAGTATACGATTACCTTTATCTGCAAATGGAATTAGTAGTTTAATTTCAAATAGATGGAATGAAACTGAAAATGTTACAGAAAGTCTTGTTGAAGGAGCAAAAGCTGCATTAGCACAAAAGGTAAAATCATTAGGCGGAACATTTGCAACAAGAGCTGCTTTTTTAGCAGGTGTAGCTCAAAACGATGCTGCCAGTTTAATATATGATGGAGTTAATTTTAGACAATTTTCATTTTCATATGAATTAATACCATCAAGTCCAGAAGAATCAGCTTCATTAGCAAATATAATTAAAGCATTTAAAAGAAATTCACTACCAGTATATGAAGGATGGAAAGTATCATATCCAAATTTTTGGAATGTACTAATAGTATTTCCTCAAGATAAAAGTGTTATCAAAATAAAAGATTGCGTATTAACAAGTATAAATGATAATTATTTTACTGATACAAAAATACCTTTTCATGATGGTGCACCTCCAAAAATCGATTTAGAACTAACATTTAAAGAATTAGATCATATATCTAAAAATGATTATTTATAAACTATGAAATATTTTAATTTATTACCACTATACACATTTGAAGATGGAACAATAGGGCGAAATTTAAATTGGAAATATTATTTTGCTACTGATATAGATACATCCTATATATCAACATATAGAATTCAAGAAGGTGAATCTCTAGAATCAATATGTGATTATTTATATAATGATGCATCTATATGGTGGTTAATAGCAATTTTAAATGGATTTAGAGATGTTTTATTTGATATGCCGTTAAGTGAAGATATGGTACAAAAATTTGCACAAGATCTAAGTACTACAACAACTTTAACTTTATCTAGTGTTGATGATTTTTCAGTTAATGGATATATAAGCGGTGATGGTGATAATGGAAATTCAGGTAGAGGTACAATAGTTAGTATATCAGGAAATGATGTAGTAGTCAATATTTCTGTTGGAGAATTTGTTGCTTCAAATGGAGTAGATAATGCTTCAACATATGCTTCTGATAAAACAACAATTTCATCTTTAACTCAAGTATTAAGTGAAGCATCATATATAACAAATTATGATTTATTAACTGATGATAATGATGAAAAACGAGTAATAAGAATAATAAAACCAGAATTTATACAAAAAATACTTAAAGATATAGTGAGACAATCATAATATGGCTGAAATACTTTCAACAGTTGAAAATCTTTCGATTATTATGACTAGTAATACTGGAAAAACTATTGATCTAACTAAATTATTTTTAGAAATTAATATTTATGAATCTATATTTAATAATTTCCTAAATGGAAAAATAACAATATTAGATACATTAGATTTAATAAGCAATATTCCTATAACAGGTAATGAAGATATTCAAATTGATATTATAACTAATCAATTTGATGATGCAATAACATTAAATTTTAAAGTATATAAATTAGATAAAGACGTAGAAGTTCAAAGTAATTTACAAAAAAATAAAATGTTTATTCTTTATATTTGTTCTAATGAGATGCTATTAGCTAATAGTAATTCTTTAAGTAGAAAATTTGATGATTCTAATGAAAATACTATCCAATGGTTATTAGACAATGTTTTAGATTCAACTAAAACACTATCATCTACTTCTAATTTAGAATCATTTTCTTTTAATTCAAATTATTGGACAATACAAAAAATAATAGATTTTATTTGTAATAATTCAAAAACATCAGATTATTCTGATTATATATTTTTTGAAGATTTTGATGGTTTTAATTTTAAGCCAATATCAGAATTAATGTCTGAATCAGAAATTCAACAATTAACATATGAGAGAACAACAGACGCCTTTGTTAGATTAAATAATATTATAGAATATAAATTTAATGCTTATTTTGATCTTTTAACATTATTTAAAACTGGTTTTTTTGGTTCTACAATGTTTAATTTTAATGAAATTAATTATGATTATACAAAAACTGAAAATACATTTTCTGAATTAGAAAATGAAATAACATCTTTAGGAAAATATAGTTTTTTTAATTCAGATTTATCAAATGCTTTAAATAATGTTTCTGATAATTATTTAGAACATGATTTAATAAATACTAGATTAGCCCAATTAAAACTTCTTAATCAGTATAATTTAGTAATTAGAGTTAATGGAGATTTTATAAGAAAATGTGGAAAAGTATTAGAATTTTCTTTTCCAAATTTAGATAATGAAAATAGTGTTAATGAATCATTTGATGGAAAATGGTTTATTAATAATATTAAACATACTTTTTTACAAAGTAATAGATATGAGCAAATGGTTTTATTATCAAAAAATGCAGCATTTTCAAATGATTCATTAGATCAAATAACATCTTTAATTAATATATAGGTAAATATGAAATTATATTATTGTATAGTAGAAAATAACATTGATCCTGATAAAGCAGGAAAAATACAATTAAGAGTTATTGGAAAACATACAGAAAATAGAGATGATGATACTCAAAATAATTATCTTCCTGTAGAAGATTTACCTTGGGCTAATCTTCTATCACCAACAACATCTTCAAATATTTCTGGTCAATGTGATATTGCTGTGCCTGCAATAGGTTCTGTTGGAATATGTTCATATATGGACGTGGATGAACAATTTCCAATATTAATAGGTACTATACCTAAAATACTTGTAGAACTACCTGATTTTAACCAGGGTTTCTCAGATCCATCTGGAACTAATCCAATAAGTGATCTTGTTGGAGAATCACAAATATCAAGATTAGCAAGAAATGAGAATATAGATCAAACAATAATTCAAGATAAAACTGATAATGTTGAAGAAAATGTTGATTGTAATGGAACAGAATTTAGTGAACCTGTAACAGATTATGCTACAGTTTATCCACAAAATAGAGTTATTGAAACTGCTAGTGGTCATTTTTTTGAATTAGATGATACTACAGATGCAGAAAGAATTCATTTATTTCATAAATCAGGTACCTTTGATGAATATCACACAAACGGTGATAAAGTTGAAAATATTAAAGCAAAGAAATATGCTATAATAACTAGTGACGATAATTTATATGTTAAAGGTATTAAAAATGTTAGAATTGAAGGTGGAGAAAATGTAGAAATTGTTGGAAATCAATTAGAAAGAGTTGAAGGAAATGTTATTAAAGATATTACAGGAACTAATACTGAAAATACTGCAGGAAATTTAGCAGTAAATGTTACAGGTGGAACCTTTACTTTAACAGCAAGTGGAAAAGTAGATATTAATTCTACAGGAGCAAAAATAACTATTTATAATGGATCAGATAATCTTTATGATGTAATAACTGATTTAATTACAAAAACAAAAGCAATAATGACTTTTGGAGGACCAACAAATCAAGCTGTAGATGGAGCTAGTCAAACTGCATTAGCAGGAGTTCAAACAAGACTTGATAGTCTTTTAGAATAAGGAGAAATTTATGACAGTTGTACAAGCAGACATAAAAGGTGATTTAGAGGATATGATTGATACCATGAATGCAACAGCAGAAGGGAGTGTAAAGAGTGTATATGCTGATGCTTTAGCAACAATAATTTATGACGCAATACTATCCCAGACAGTAACACTTACAACATTGAGTGCAACAGGCAATTTAGGTGCACCCGTTACATTAATTACTGGTGATAGTACAGTTTCATAAACACATAAGAGTAAATAAATATAATGGCTGAAAATATAACATACAAAGATTTTGATTTTAATTTTGAAATGGATGAAAATGGAGAATTAGGTGTTTTAACTAATGAAGATTCCATTAAACAATCTATTAAAAATGTAATTTTAACAAATATTTTAGAAAAGGTTAGATATCAAAATCCTAAATTTGGTAGCAGAATAAGAAAACTTTTAGGTGAAAAAATCAATGGATTAACTGCCTTACAAATAGGTGATGAAATTGAAATAGCACTTTTAAATTGGGAAAAACGAGTTGATATTATTGAAATCACTGCTGAACCAAATATATCAAGACAATCTTTTGATGTTTTAATTAAATATAAAATTAAAAATCTAAATACTGAAGATAGTATTTTAATTAATCTAGGAATTATTAAGTAGGATAAAATATGGCTAATGAATATTACGATTTAGACTTAGAAGAGATTAAAGTTAATTTACAAGAATTTTTTGAGTCTTCAACAGAATTCACTGATTATAATTTTGAAGGCTCAGCGGCTTCTAGCCTATTAGATGTACTTGCATTTGCTACACAAACACCGGCATTTTATCTTAATCAGACAGTGAATGATTTAACCCTTAAAAATGCAGAGATTGATTCTAATATTAAGAAACTTTCTCATATGCTAAATTATCTTCCAGCAAGAAAATCTGCTCCTTATATTTCTGTATCTTTACAAAGAAATGACACATATACAATAATCATACCTAAATATTCTACATGGAATATGGGATCATTATTATTAACAAATGTTGAAGATATTACTATTAATGATGGTAGTGTTTATGTTGTTGATTTATATGAAGGAATACCTACAACAGAAACATTTACATCAGATGGTACGGCATTTCAAAGATTCACATTAAGTAATACAACAAATGTAGATAATGATTATTTTGATGTATATGTAGATGCGTCTGATGGTGTAGGTGGATGGATAGAAAGTACTACTCCATGGAAGTCTGTAAATAGTGATGACTTTGAATTTGATGAAGAAGTTTATTATATTGAATATTTTGAAAATTTTATTATTAAATTTGATGACGGTCAATTATTCACAATACCTCCTGATGGAGATAGAATAAGAATAGAATATATTTATACAAATGGTATTACATATAATGGAACTACTGGAACAATCACAAATACTGATCCTGATGCAACAAATATTGAATATTTAGATATTTCAACATCTGATTCATTAGCTAATGGTGTAGATGAAGAAGTAAATGAAGGTATTCAATCAAGAGCTCCATTATTTTATACTACTCAAGGAAGAGCAGTTACAGAAGGAGATTATAATAATCTAATAAAAAGATGGTCTGATTATGATACTCTTGATAGTGCAATCGCTTGGGGTGGTGAAAAAGAATATATAGATACTGGAGATGATGATCATATTATAGAAACTGGATCAACAAGAGATTTAGGATATGTTTATTTCTCTATGCTTAAAACAGATTTAGATTATATAACTAGTGGAGAATGGTCAGATATTGAAGATTTTCTTTCAATATATAAATATATAAATTTATTTTTTAAATTTCTACATCCAATGTTTTTTAATGTTAGTCCTACAGTAAATGTTAGTTATCAATCATTAGTTGGAATTTCTGAAGATATAGAAGCACTAACAAATGCTTATTTAGATTTATCAGAAGGATATAAAAAATCATTTTATTTATCTGATTTAATTGGGTTTGTAGATGATCTACAAACAGTTATTTATACTTATATTACTTACACAACAAATGTAACTGTTAGGCATTCAGCAGATGATTATAATGTAATTAGATTAAATAATGCAGTTAATACTAGTAGTATATCAGGAACAATAAATGGTTTTGCTATAAGTGATGATGGTGCTGGAAATATAGAATGGAATTCTGGAACAGTTGGAAGTATTAATTATACAACAGGTTTTATTGTTTTAGATACAACATTTGGTGGACTATCTGAAGGTGATACTTATGATATAGGATTTACTCTTACAGATACAACAAATTTAACATTAGAAAAAGAAACATATTTAAAATTTAATGATATCACATTAAATCTTGTATAAGGTAATTTAATTTGGCTACTGATTATAATAAAAAATTAGAATATATAACAGAAACTCTTTTACCTAAACATCTTATAGATCAATATCCAAAATATGTTGATTTCATAAGAGTTTATTTAAGATTTTTAGATCAAACATATTCAGATAAAATTTTAAAAATAACAGATAATTGTAATACTAATACTGTTTATGATGAACTTTTAGATGATTATTTAAATAATTATTTTAAAGATGTTGTGAATTTAGATAGATATGAATTAACATCTCAGAATAAAAGAAGATTATTAGAATTAAGTAAACTAATAATGAATAGTAAAGGAAATAAAAAATCATTTGAAGCATTATTTAAATCTTTAACAGATATAGTTATTCATGATCCAGATGAAAATACTGAAGTTGATGAATTTAATATAGTTTATTCAGATTCACCAGGCAATTTATATACATATGAATTTGAAGTAGATATTGATTTTGATAAAGTATCAGATTTAATTGAGCAAGTTCACCCTGCTGGGTTTAGAACTATTTTTAATATTGCACCATTTGATATACCAGAAGGCATTACAATATCTGATGAATTTTATGCAGAAGTTTCTTCATTCTCTCAATATAATGGAGATCATCAATATAATGGTGCAATACAATATAGTGCAAATTCTGTACTAGAAATACCAGACGCTTAAGGAGAAGTAAATGAAGAATATTGATAAATTAAAAATTAATTGTGAATTAGAAATAAATTCATTCACAATAAGAAATGGTTTTATAGTTTTAAATAATCATTTTAGAGGTAAAAATGAAGTTGTTGATGATGGTTTAGAAAAAGTTTGTTTACTTTTGGGTAATAGTGGAGCATCAAATTATATTAGTCAAATTGGATTTGGTACTGGCACAGCAGCAGAAGATGCATCAGATACAGGATTAACTAATCAATTTCTTAAAGCAGTAGAAGGTATTACATATCCAACAACAAATTCACTTGAAGTAGAATTTGATTTAGATTTGCTTGAATATAATGGAAATGTAGTTACTGAATATGGTTTATTTACTGCTGATTCAACTTTATTTTCAAGAAAAGTTAAAAGCGCAATATCAAAAGAAGATACAATTTACATTAGTGGAACATGGACTATAACAGTATCATATTCTGCATAATAATAATGGATTAAGAGGATAAAATAAATGACAGATTTAACAGAATCAAGTGTATGGGAAACAGGAATATATCAGTTAGAATTAGCTGATTATGTAGTTGGTGGAGCTGGTGGTCAAGCTAATCAACAAGCACAAGAATTAGTTAATAGAACAGCAAAGTTAAGAGATGAACTTGAAAGTAATGGTATTTTTATAGACGGAACTCATACTTTTATGGGACAAAATCTTATATTAGATGTTACATTTGAAGGTACAGTTTCTGATGGAGATTTAGTTTATTATAATACAACAAGTAGTGAATATGAAAAGGCTATTGCTAATGGTACATCAGCTCAAAGATTTATTGGAATAGCAGATGTTACCAAATCAACAGTTTTTTGTAGTGGATTAGTAACAAAAGCAGTTGCAACTGCTGTTATAGGAGATACATTATATTTAGATGCATCCACTGCAGGAGCAACTACTTTAACAAGAACAAATACAAAGATAGGAATATATTTATATGATGATATTATATTCTTAGATATTAATGATGATAATAATTTTTCTGATTCAGATAATGTAATAATTGGACTTAATTCAGGATTAAGCAATACAAATGTTGGTCATACCTTTGTTGGTAATAATGCAGGATTATTACAAGGAAGTGGTGAGTATAACACTAATATTGGTAATTCTGCTGGTCGTTCAAATGTAAGTGGTTCATATAATACCTACATCGGAGAGTGGGCAGGATATGGATGTACTGGAGGTCAAAATACTATAGTCGGTGGTGAAACCTTTAATACTACTACTGGTGGTGGATATAACTGTGTGCTTGGATATTCTGCTGGATATAATGCCAATTGTGGAACATCTATTCTTATTGGGTTCCAGGCTGGGTATAATAATATTGCGAATGGATCTGTCTTTATTGGATATACTTCAGGAAAAGCTAATACTTCAGGGACTAAAAATACATTCTTAGGATATGAAACAGGATTAGTAAATGTAGATGGTGCTAGTAATACATTTATTGGATATAATACTGGAAAAGCTAATATTAGTTCAGATGGAAATACCTTTATGGGTAGTTTAGCTGGTTTAATTAGTACTGGTGAATATAACACTTTTATTGGTGATAGTGCTGGTGCTAGTAATGTAGGGGCTGGATATAATACATATGTTGGTGAATGGTGTGGAAATCAAGCAACAGGATCAAGTAATGCTCTTTATGGTTCAGAAATATTTTCAGGTATATCTAATTCAGGTACTCAAAATTCAATATTTGGTCCCTTTGCCGCTGTAAATGCATCATGTTCAAGTTCAACAATAATGGGTTTTAATGCTGGATATTCAACATCTGCAACAATAACAGCAATTGGAACTAATGCTGGTAAAGCTAATACCATAGGAACTAATAATACATTTATGGGTATTAATGCAGCTTTATTAAATACAAGTGGTGTTAATAATACATTTATGGGGTCAAATACTGGTGCAGCTAATATTTCAGCAGATAATTGTACTCTTGTTGGATATAGAGCTGGTGCAGTAGGTGTTACTACAGTATCCCAGGATGAAGTGACATATATTGGATCTGGAGCAGGAGAAAATACAATTGGTGATTTCAATGTATATGTTGGATATAATGCTGGGCAGAATAGTGGTAGTGATTTTGAAAGTACAATAATAGGCCATAGGGCTGGAGAAAATTCAAGTAGTAGTGGCGAAAATGTTATAATCGGAAGAGGTGCAGGACTTAATAATACTGGTGGTCAACAAGTCTGTATTGGTAATTCTGCTGGTGCTGTTTCTACAATCTCTACGGGGCTTGTAGCAGTTGGGCATCAATCTGGATTACTACACACATCTGGACAATGCTGCACGTATTTGGGATGGCAAGCGGGTAAAACAAATTCAACAGGTCATGAAAATACTTTTATTGGATATAAAGCTGGTACCCTTGCTACTGGATTGGGTAATACATTTTTAGGATATAGTACGGGGTCTTCTGTTGCAGCAGGTATTAAAAATGTAATGATCGGCTCAGAGTGCGGTGTAAATATAACTTCAGGGACAAGTAACGTTTTGATAGGTCAGTATGTAGCAGCAGACTCCACAGCTACAGGATTGAGCCATTGTTGTATTATTGGAAGGGAAGCCTATGGAGAAGGTACAGGCAATTACTCAGTTATGATGGGTGCGGAGGCTGGAAACTATTGCGAGTCTGATGGTGCTGTAGGAATAGGGCATCAATCGGCGGGATCGTCACAATCGGAGGGTATGACAGGAGAAGGTATTACCTGTGTTGGGTATAAAGCAGGTGCGGCATACACACTCGCTGATTTCTGTACGGCGATAGGGTATGAATCCCAAGGAGAGTCATCCGCAGATATTGAAGGGGACGGCAATACATCAGTTGGGTATCAAACATTATATACAAATAAAACTGGTGAATATAATTCCGTTATTGGAAAGGGCAGTGGTTACCTCCTGACAGGATCAAGGAATTCTGCATTGGGTTATAATGCCGCATATCGCGTTACTGGTGATTCTAATACTTTATTGGGAGACAATTCCGGATCTTCAGATGGGGGTATTGCCCTCTCTGGATCTCGCAACGTAGGAGTAGGAGCTTTAAGTCTATATTATACAACTACAGGATCTGATAATATCGCCATAGGTTACGAAGCAAACGGTCTTGGAATACTTACTGGCGGTTTCAATATCTCCATGGGCTATAGGGCTGGATATGATATGACTGGTGGTGACCATAATATATCTATTGGATATTTATCCGGATCTAATATTAATACAGGTGATCGCAATATTTTAATTGGTGCATCAACAGGGCTTGAACTTACTGATCAAATTGGAAATGTTATGATTGGTGGAGTGTCTGGGTGGAAATGTACTGGTGCAGGTAATACCTTTCTTGGAGACTACTCAGGAGCATATGCTACAAGCGCAGAATTTAATGTAGTAATTGGCTACAAAGCAGACCTCGACACAGTTACCGACGATCATAAATTCATTCTCGAATCAGATGTTGCTGGATCTGGTGGAAGATTAATAGAGGGTGATTTCTCATCTGGTGAGATCAACTTCAATCCAGCCGTATCTGGAAATATAATTTCCGATGGCAAAATAATGTCAATAAGTAGTGCCGGAGCGATTGGTACTATTGATGGTAATCTTAGTTTTGGGTCACTGCTACACATTCAACACCAACAGAATAGCGGGGTTAATGGTGGTGCCTATACTGCGGACACATGGAATACCGCAACTCTAAATACAGAGATTACAAATGAAATTACAGATGCATCTTTATCAAGTAATCAGATGATTTTGCCAGCCGGTGAATATCATATTGATAGTACAAATGTTGTTAATGAGTCTGGGTCAAGTCAGAGTCGAATACAACCACTTTTTGACTTGATAGATTCTTACAATACATCAGGTGGTGTTGTACGTGTCTGGGGAGATGGAACAAGACTGTTTGTTGCAGACGGGTCAACAGGTATTTTAGCTTTTGATCCCAATGATCTAGCTTCTGGTGATATAGATTCTTATAATACAACAGGCAACGCTAAAGGTGTCTGGGGAGATGGAACAAGACTGTTTGTTGCAGATGGAACCAATGGTATCCTTGCTTTTGATCCCAATGATCTAGCTTCTGGTACTATAGATTCTTACGATACATTAGATTCTGCTCAAGGTGTCTGGGGAGATGGAACAACCCTTTATGTTGCAAACTCGTCCACAGGTATTTTAGCTTTTGATCCTAATGATCTAGCTTCTGGTATTATAGATTCTTACAATACATCAGATACTGCTGAAAATGTCTGGGGAGATGGAACAAGACTGTTTGTTACCAACAGAGCCAGTGGCATCCTTGCTTTTGATCCCAATGATCTAGCTTCTGGTATTATTGATTCTTACAATACAACAGGCACCAGTTTTGATGTCTGGGGAGATGGAACAAGACTGTTTGTTACAGATTGGACCACCAATGGTATCCTTGCTTTTGATCCTAATGATCTAGCTTCTGGTATTATTGATTCTTACAATACAGACGGTTCTGCTCAAGGTGTCTGGGGAGATGGAACAACCCTTTATGTTGCAGATGGAACCAATGGCATCCTTGCTTTTGATCCTAATGATCTAGCTTCTGGTACTATAGATTCTTACGATACAGACACTGCTGTTGCTGTCTGGGGAGATGGAACAAGACTGTTTGTTGCAGACGGGTCAACAGGTATTTTAGCTTTTAACCCTCTTGCTTTAAACACAGGAGATGGACTCTTTTATGTTCCAAGTATTAGCATCAATCAGTCTACTGGGGCAGATGAAAATACACCTATACCATTATCAGGTCGGTTTACACTGACAGCTCCTGCCACAATAGAGCTTCAAACTAATGTTGCTGTTGACTCTGTTGGTACTGAAAGAGGCAAAGCAGCATCTAGGGGAATCAAGGAAATTTATATTGATCTTAAAATATGGAAAGTTAATTAGAACCATTAGAAGAAAAGATATCACATCTATAAAATCTAGGATCATTAGGCACATTATGGATGCCTATGATAATATATATGAAATAGAGTAAAATATTTGTGACAAAATTTTTGAAATAGTATATACTGTATAAATAAATTAACATTTAACATTTAACAAGGAGAATATTTTTATGGATGCATCAATTTATCACATTTTAAAGGAAAAGGGAGCTGTTTCTTTTAAGAAAAATGAGGACGGAACATTTGAATATACAGTTAAGCAATTTGATAGTTTAACTGGCGAGAAGCTTGATGATATTGTTAATGGTCTTTCAATTGAAATGGTAGATGAACAAGTTGAAAATACTAATAATAATATTAAAACTCTAAATTTAGTTATGTCAAATTTAATCATGCTAAAGGAAGATTTACAGGAAGTAAAATAATATTATGGTAGATTTTAAACCAGCATTTGAAAAGATGATGTCAAATGAAGGTGGGTATATTGTTCATACTATCGAAGGTGATTCTGGTGGTATGACATATGCCGGTATATCAAGAAAATTTCATCCAAATTGGCTTGGATGGCAAATAATTGATAATGCAATGTCTGGATCTTCAGAAAATTATTTTTCTATAGAGACTTTAGAATTAAAAAAAATGGTTCAAGAGTTTTATGAAGAAAATTATTGGGATTCAATGCATTGTGGAGATTTAAATAATCAAGAAAATGCAGAAGCTATTTTTGATTTTGGTGTTAATGCTGGTATTAGAGTAGCATCAAGATTAGCTCAAATAGTTGCTCATGTTACACCAGATGGTTACATAGGTCCTAAATCTATATTTGCTATAGATTCTATAGATTCAAATACTTTTATCACTGGCTATTGCGTGGCTAAAATTGCTCGTTATGCTACAATATGTAATTCTAATAAAAGTCAATCTAAATTTCTTTTAGGATGGATTAATAGAAGCTTAAAAGGAGTTTTATAATGTCATTTGTAGATTTTGATTTAGGTTCAATATTTAGTGCTGGAGGAGAAATCATAGATGATTTAGTTACATCTGATGAAGAGCGTCTTCAGATGGATATTGAAGATAGAAAACTTGATATTGAAGAAAAGAAAATTGATGCTGATTTGATAAAAGGTCAATTAGAAATTAATAAAATTGAAGCTAGTCATAAATCAATATTTGTTGCTGGTTGGAGACCTGCTATTGGTTGGATTGGTGTATTTTCATTAGGATATCAATTTATTTTATATCCTATGTTAGTTTGGATTTGGTTTTTAGGTCAAGCAAAAGAATGGATACCAAATGATTTAAGTACTCCTCCAATTTTAGATACATCTGCTCTTATGACTCTTTTAACAGGCATGCTTGGTATTGCTGTTATGAGAAGTTATGATAAAGCAAAAGGAACAAGTACAGATAAAATTTAAAATTTAAAATAAAAATTTAATAAGATTATAAAATGGGTTACCTATTAATTTAGGTAACCCATTTTTTTGTTTAAAAGTAAATAATTAAAATAAAATATTAAGGTATAAAATGGATATAAAGGACTTTAGAACATATATTAAAAGTAGTTTAGGTGAACCTATTATAAATGTAGAAGTAACTAATGATCAACTTGATTATAGAATAGATGATGCAGTTCAATTATTTTATGAAAATCATTATGACGGAGTTAATTTAGGTTACATTCCTGTAGATATAACTGCTGGTACATCAAGTTATACTCTTGATTCAAATGTTCATGATGTTTTAGAAGTATTAGGAACAAATAGTTTATCATTTGATGATCCTTTACTTGTAAATAGATTTTATAATAATTTATATAATGTTGATGGATCAGGATGTAATGGATATAGATATAGTTTAGTTGATATTACTGTATGGAGATCAAATTATAAAAATCTTATTGAATCTTATAATAATGATATATTATTTGATTTTAATTCTATATCAAAACAATTAATTTTACATATAGAACCAACAAAAGATACTATTTTTATGCTAAAAGTATATCAATCAGAATTAGATTTAGAAGATATTTACGGCGATAGATGGTTAAAAAAATATGCTGTAGCATTAACTAAAAAGCAATGGGCAACAAATCTTCAAAAATATGCTGGAGCACAAATGCCTGGTGGAGCCGAATTTAATTATGGTGATATAATGTCACAAGCAGAAGCAGAAATAGAAAAATTAGAGGAAGAATTAGAAGATAAGTATTCTGAGCCACCAGATATGGAAGTGGCATAAAGGAGAATTAAAAATTGAAAAATTGTATAGAAGAACAAACAAACACAAGTAGTGGAACCGGCGATTATTCAAAGCCAATAGTATTACAAAGAAAAAGAAAACTAACTTTTTGCAGACAATGTGGGAGTATTACTATTGATAAATGTAAACAATGTGGAAAAAATAAAGAAGGTGAAAATGGCTAAAGATATTACAGACCAAGATGAAATTGACATTGAAATTGGAACTGGTTTTTCTACTGTTATAAAAGAACTTGAATGGAAAATACCTACTGAAGCAGAATATGCTGCTGGTGAGGGTTATGGTCCAGAATTTCCAGAAGGTACTGTTATTGCAACAAGATTTGTAAGAGACAATGACGATCCAATCGAAGATAGAAGAACAAACTTATGGCTTTTATTAGGATATTTTGATGATTCTTTAGATATTAAAATAAAAACTAAAGATAAAGATTCTATTAATTTAAAAATAGCTGATAAATTTACAAAAAAGATATTCACAAAAAGTATGCAAGAGCAACATGGATTTTATGATACAGCTAGTTTGGAACAATTTATGATTGCAAATAATTGTGGAGCTTGTATTAGAGCAGACATATTAATTGATGATGATATTCTTGATGAATATGATACTTATTTAGAAGTAGATGTTGTAAAACTAAAGAGTAAATAATGACTATTGAATATATATATCCGAATTCTGATGATTCTATACAGTGGAATGTAACTACTGGTACATTCCACTATACAGAAATAGATGATATTCATGGTGCCCCTGATGATGATACCACGTATATTCAGAATGACGATGGTGGTAATGCAAATAATGATTTTGGAACACCTTTCCCATCTCTTACTAGTGCAACAAGCATAAATAGTTTTACTCTTTGTCATAGATCAAGAGATGTTGGAGCTGGTGGTAAATCTAGAGCTTTAATTTATGTTAATGGGACTAGATATAATGGAGCTACAAGAACCCCAGGATCATCATATCAGGATTATCTTGATATTTTCACAACAAATCCAGATACATCATTAGATTGGGAAATTGATGATGCAAAAGGTACTGGTACTAATCCATATGATAATATTGGTAATCGTGCTATAACTGGAGCTGGTGAAACAATCAGAGTTACTCACCAATGTGGATATTGGGATTTTGAAGATGTAACAAGTACGTTATTAGTTGTTCAAGATCTTACTGGTGCTTCTAATATTGATAATACTACATTAACTCAGAAACATACATTAGTTTCTGATAGTTTAGATGTAGCAAGTCATTTAGGAGATCCTAATCTTGGTACAGAATTACAAACAAATAATGATTTATCTGGTACTTCTGGAACATCTGGTGGAACAGGTACAGTTACTGGAGATATAGCAGATAATTGGACTGTTTTTGCTCCAACAGATTGTACTGTTACAGCATCAAAAAATGGTAGTGATTATCAAGTTTTATCAAGTTCAGGTGTACCAACAGGAGTAATATATAATTATTCTGTTAGTATAACAACAGCTAAAGTATACCTTGCTAGTGTTACATTTGAAGCTGTAACTGGGTCACTTGATTGGGAAGTTGCTGGTACTGCTGGTGCAAATTCCCAATTTATAAATGCAATAACATCATCTGGTACATATAATCAATATTTTATTGCTGATGCTACAGCAACAGTTTCAAATAAAATACATTTAGGTGATTCAGAATCCTGTACTATTTCTAATGCTAGTATAAAAGAGATTACATGGGATGAATTATTATTAACCCAGAAACATACTCTAGTTTCTAATAGTTTAGACATTGCATCCAACATTGATAATGTTGAAGTAAGTTCATCAGTTACATTAGTTGTTCAAGATTTAGATGTAAATTCAAATATAGACAATATTGATTTAACTCAGAAAAATACACTAGTTTCAAATGATTTAGATGTAAATTCAAATATTGATAATATTGATTTAACTCAGAAGCATACACTAGTTATTGAAGATTTAGACATTGCTTCAAATATAGACAATACTAATTTAATTCAAAAGCATACATTAGTTTCAAATGATTTAGATATTGCTTCTAATATTGATAATACAGATTTAACCCAGAAGCATACATTAGTTTCAAATGATTTAGATATATCAAGCAATATTGATAATACTAATTTAACCCAGAAACATACATTAGTTGCTCAAGATCTTACTGGTGCTTCTAATATTGATAATATTGAACTTAGTTCATCAGTTACATTAGTTGTTCAAGATTTAGACATTGCTTCCAATATTGATAATACAGATTTAACCCAGAAACATACATTAGTTTCAAATGATTTAGATGTAGATTCCAATATTGATAATATTGATTTGGTTGAGCATTTTACATTATCTGTAAATGATTTAGATGTAAATTCAAATATAGACAATATTGATTTAACTCAGAAGCATACATTAGTTTCAAATGATTTAGATGTAGATTCCAATATTGATAATATTGATTTGGTTGAGCATTTTACATTATCTGTAAATGATCTTACTAATGCTTCTAATATTGATAATACAGATTTAACTCAGAAGCATACACTAGTTTCAAATGATTTAGATATATCAAGCAATATTGATAATGTTTCAGTAACTCAGAAGCATACATTAGTTTCTAATAGTTTAGATATTGCTTCTAATATTGATAATGTTGAACTTAGTTCTGCAACTTTATTAATTGTTGAAGATTTAGATGTAGATTCTAATATTGATAATGTTTCAGTAACTCAGAAACATACATTAGTTTCAAATGATTTAGATATATCAAGTAATATCGATAATACTGATTTAGTTGAGCATTTTACACTAGTTTCAAATGATTTAGACATTGCTTCCAATATTGATAATGTTGAACTTACTGCTGCAACTATTTTAGATGTAAATGATTTAGACATTGCTTCTAATATCGATAATACTGATTTAGTTCAACATTTTACACTAGTTTCTGATAGTTTAGACATTGCTTCCAATATTGATAATACAGATTTAACTCAGAAGCATACACTAGTTTCAAATGATTTAGACATTGCTTCCAATATTGATAATGTTGAACTTACTGCTGCAACTATTTTAGATGTAAATGATCTTGATATATCAAGCAATATTGATAATGTTTCAGTAACTCAGAAGCATACATTAGTTTCTAATAGTTTAGATATTGCTTCTAATATAGACAATATTGATTTAACTCAGAAGCATACATTAGTTTCAAATGATTTAGATGTAGATTCTAATATTGATAATATTGAACTTAGTGCTGCAACAATATTAGATATAAATGATTTAGATATTTTATCTAACATAGATAATGTATCAATAACTCAGAAGCATACATTAGTTGCTCAAGATTTAGATATAGATTCTAATATTGATAATACAGATTTAGTTGAGCATTTTACCTTAGATGCAAATGATTTAAATGTAGATTCTAATATTGATAATGTTATTATTACAACATCAATATCTCTTTCTGTAAATGATTTAGATATTGCTTCTAATATAGACAATAACGATTTAACCCAGAAACATACATTAGCTCCTCAAGATCTTACTAATGCTTCTAATATTGATAATGTTTCAGTAACTCAGAAGCATACATTAGTTTCAAATGATTTAGATGTAGATTCTAATATTGATAATACTGAATTAAGTTCAGCTGCTTTATTATCAGTTGAAGATTTAGATATATCAAGTACTATTGATAATACTATATTAACTCAGAAACATATATTAGATATTAATGATCTTATTAATGATTCTAATATTGATAATATCACACTTGATTTTGGCGGAGATGTAGTTCCAGATAGTATGAGATTTGCATCAAGTATTGATAATGTTGATCTATTAGCTATTCATAATAAATTAAGATTTAAAGTTGAGACTTTAAAACCTTTCTTTAAAACAGAAGCAATAAAACCTTTTTTCGAACTTAAGGTTATATAAAAGTAAATAATTAAAATTAAAACTTAATATAGGAGAATATTAAATATGACCGATAAAAATGAGAAAAATGAAAAGAAAAGTAAAAGCATTGTTTTAGAAGTTCAAAATGCTTCAATACCTATGGGTAATAAATTTAAAAAGAGTAAAAATAAAGGAGAAAAATAATGGGAAAAAGCGTAAGTGATGCTGTTTTAGACGCAGCCTTAGACGAAATTGCAACATGTACACAATTGGATGTAACTAGTGATGCAGGTACACCAGCAAACCTAACAAACAGTCTAGCAAATATAACATTAACTGCTGGTGATGGTAATGGTGATTATACTATAGCTGCTGGTGATGTTAGTGGTAGAAAACTTACTGTTGCTCAACAATCAGATATTACAATTACAGATACTGGCACAGCTCTTCATATTGTACTTTCATTATCATCTGTAATTAAGTTAACTACAACTTGTACTTCACAAGCTCTAACAGCAACAAATACTGTTACTGTTCCTGCATTTGATTGTGAATTTACTGATCCAACCTAATTTTATTGGTGAGATACTAAATTAGTATCTCACCTTTAGGAATAACAATGCCATTATATATTAATGAAGAAGCATTTGAAGAATCTACATTTATATTATCAGTTTCAGGATTTGATGAAAATGAATATTCTGTTATGCCAAAAACTATAACTTGGTCTTTAAGTAACATATCAGGAGTTATAATTAATAGTAGAGAAGATGTTGTAGAAACACCTGCAACTACTGTTTATATAGTGCTTTCTGGTGATGACCTTGCTATCACTGATGATTCTGATACGGTTAGAATGGTAACCATTAAAGCAACATACGATTCAAATCTAGGGAGTGATCTACCACTCGTAGAGGACTATAGATTTAAAATAAATAAAGTTAGAGCCATATAGATGAGTAATCCTTACTTTAAAAATACATATTTTCCAGATAACAATGAAGCTAAATTATATGCTAATGCAACACATGAGCTTATAGAAATTAGAGGAATTGATATGTATTTTTTACCTAGAGAATATGTTAAGGAAGATCAAATATTCGGTGAAGATGCATTAGGAAGTTTTACAGAAAATAAACCAGTAACATTTTATATTGAAAATTATTCAAATTTTGATGGATTAGGTGATATATTTGGTAAATTTGGTTTTACACCTGATAATCAAATTACTTTATCAGTAGAAATCGAAAATTTTAAAGGTTTAGTTGGTCAACCACCCAAAGAAGATGATTTAATATATCATCCTATTAGTGATAGAATTTTTGAAGTTATTCATGTAGAAGATAAAGAAGGTTTTTATCAATTTAATCATAAAGAATACTCTTATAAATTAACATGTAAATTATTTGAATATTCATATGAAGACATAAACGTAAATATCGATGAGATAGATGTTATTAATCAAGAACCAATAACAAATTCAGATGAAGAAGATCAATTAACAAATATAGCGGATATTTTAGATCTTTCAGAATCAGATGTTTTTGGTAATATATAATAAGGATAGTATAATATGGGAAAATATCTTAATTTAATAGGAAAAAGAATAAATTTAACATTGGATGCAGGTGGAAGAGAACTTTTAGAAGTTCCAGCTGGTATTTCTGAATATGATGATGAAATTGCAATGAAATTTTCATCTATTCTTGAAAAGGTTGAAGATGAAATGGAAGTAGAATTAGAAGAAGATTTAAAGGAAGACAAATTAGAAGTTGAAGAAGTAGAAGTAGAAGTAGAAAAGGAAGAAACTATTGAAGATTTAATAACTTTAATAGATGTAGTTTAAATAATAAACAATTTAAGGAGAAAAAAATGGAAAATTTATTTGATGTAATAAAATGTCAGGAGCTTCATATATCTGGTGCAAACAAGATAGATAATTCTACTGCACTAGTAAATGTAACTGAGTCAGTAAGGGCAATGACAGAAGGTCCAGCACAGTTTTCAATTGTAATTGCAGCTAGTACAACAAATGCAATCACAATCACAATCACATGTCAGGATGTTGATGGAAATACCCTTACAGGTGTCAGGAATCTTGAATTTCTAGTTTCTGATGATTCAACTGGTGCAGGTCTTGCAAGTACTCTTGCTCCTGATTCAATCACAGCCTCTACTGGTGAAGTTCTCACAGCTCTCACAGCTAATCTTCATCTTATGATTCAAACAGCCGCTTCTGGTATTGCTGTTCTAAAGCTTACAGATGCTGCTCAAGGTGCTGGATTTGTTGCAGTTACAAAGCCATTGACAGGTGCATTGACTGTTGGTGAAATTGTTACCGGAGATTATACTGATTAATAATTAAGACATATTTAATATTTAGAGATTAAGTTAATAATGGGTAGGTGGCTATGAAACGCTTTCTACCCATTTTTATTTATTTTTATAATAATTGTCAATAAATAAAGTAAATAATTAAAATAAAAGAATAAAAAAATAAATTTTAACATAAAGGAGATAAACATATGGGTTTTTATTTAAGTCCACAAGTTGTTACAAAGGAAAAAGACCTTTCTGTATCTGTACCTGCGGTTTCTACTACAAGTACAGGAGTAGTAGGTGCATATAGATGGGGTCCTTGTTTTCAAAGAACATTAATAACACAAGATAGCGAATTGCTTTCAACATTTTATCAACCAGATGATGATACATATGAACATTGGTATTCAGCATGGAACTTTTTACAATATGCTAGTACTTTATATGTTGTAAGAGCTGTTGATGATGCTACAGCAAAGAATGGTGGTTTAGAAATTGATAGTGCAAATTATATTGTTATAACTCTTGATGATGCTGCTCCATTTTCAGTTGGAGATGATATTACAGGTGATAGTGTTAATAGTAATGATGGTGAAGGTATAGTAATTGCAATTGATACAAATGACGTCACAGTATCAGTCACAACAGGAACATTTGTTGATACAAATGATGTTGATAATGCTAATCCTTTTTCAAGCTCTGAAGCAACAATGGCTGGTATTGTAGATGCTGATGGTGCACCAGTTGCAGCTAGTGATTATATTGGTAATGATGAAGATGTTGAAAATTATACACCAACATTTGCTGCTGATAATTCTAAATGGCAGATATTTGCTAAATATCCTGGTGAAAGAGGATCTGATATAAAAGTAGCTATTGCTAATGCAGATGATTTTGCTACAGAAGATATTATATCTGGAGTTGCATTTGTTGATGAATTTGATTATGCTCCTCTTGCTGGTGAAGTAGCAATTGCTGTTATTGATGGTGCAGATTCTGATACAATTCTAGAAAAATGGACAGTTTCTCTTACTGCTGGTGCAAAAAATCTTGATAATATAAATTATTACTGTGAAGATTTTATCAATACTTCTTCAAATTATATTTTACTTTTTGATAAAGCATCAAATACTGATACTCCTGCTTCTCAAATAGGAACAGTACTTGCTGGTGGAGTAAATGGATATCCTGCTGTTGGTGATATAACTACTGGTTATGATCTTTTCGAAAATAAAGAAGAGATTGATGTATCAATGATTATAGATGGTGCAAATAATGATGCTGTTACTGGTGCTTATATTGTAGATAATCTAACTGAAGATAGAAAAGATTGTATAGCCGTATTAAATGTGCCTAAAGCAGATGTAGTTGGTGTTTCAACTGTTGCTACAGCAGTATCTAATATGATAACATATGCAACTACTACTCTAAATAAAAGTTCAAGCTGGGCTTCATTATATGGTAACTGGAAATATCAGTATGATTCATATGCAGATAAATATCGTTGGGTTCCTATGACTGGTGATGTTGCTGGTATTACTGCTCAATCTCACTTTACAAGAGATCCTTGGTTTGCTCCAGCATTTTATAATAGAGGATTAGTTAAGAATTCTAGTAAGCTTGCAGTTAATCCTAAATTAACTTATAGAGATCAATTATATCAAGCTAATGTTAATCCAATTATAACAAGTCCTGGTGATGGTCATGTTGTTCTTGGTCAAAAAACTCTATTAGCAGCCCCAAGTTCATTTAATAGACTAGACGTCAGATGGTTATTTCTTGTAATTGAAAAGGCTATTGCTCTAGCAGCTAAATATTTTATGGGTGAAAAAAATACTCCATACACTAGACGTCAATTTAAAGGTTTAGTTGATCCTTATTTACGAGATGTTCAAGGTAGAGAAGGTATTACTGAATTTTATGTCGATGTTAGTGATACAGTAAATACACCTGAAGTAATTTCAAGAAATGAATTTAGAGGAGTTATATATGTTAAGCCTACTATGACTGCTGAATTTATTATTCTTGATTTTGTAAATGTTAAACAGGGTGTTAGCTTTGATGAAGTAATAAAGAAAGCTTAATAAAATAGAAAATGGGTCCAATAAAATTAATTTTATTGGACCCATTTTGTTTTAAATTCTTATTCTATAGATATTCTTTTATTTTATTATACATATTATAAATATTTGCTGGAAATACATAATCACATCTTCTATCAATATTTGGAAGAGATGTATCTCGAAATATATCATATTCATTTTCAATTCTTTCAATAAGTTCTTTTGCTTCTTTTAAACCATTTTCTATTCCTAATCTTCTAATCTCTTTTATACATGGAATTTTTGATTCTTTTTTCATCATAATTTCAATAATCTTAAAATCAAAAATTTCTTTATCACTAAATGGTTTGTATAAAGATTCCCATACATCTAAAAATACTGATGGCTTATTTTTAGCAATATAAATAACCATCTCATCTGTTTTATAACCACCCTTAGTCATAATATCTATGATTTTCTTGTACATTCCTGTTGTATCTGTCATTTTATTTCTCCTTTTGTTTTAATATTATTCACTAAATATACCCAACCACAAGACCTATTATAAATCAAAAAATATACTTGTCAGAATTATTTTATTAATTCTACTAAGTCACTATAATAATCTAATACATCATGTAATCCTCTAGCATGTCCATATTCATAGGCAATTATAAATAGTTTTTCTTTTTTGATATGATTTTGTACACCAAACTCTTCTTCAAGATCTGATTTAAATAAATTATGTAGTCTTTTTGATTCAATCTGATAATTCTTATTTTGTTCTACAACACTCTTATTTAAATCAATAAATGTTGGAAATTTATTACCACAATCAGGACAAAATTTAGACCATGATAATTTTGATATAATTTTATTACAATTAGTACAAGACCATGATGTTATTTTTTTACCTTTATTAACTTTATTTACATATTTTTGATCTATAATATTTTGTTCTACATCCATTTTATTTCTCCTTTATACATCTCCCATTATTTGTTTTATTTTCAGTATCCAATCTTCATCATTATTAGGTTCTAAGTAACATTCTAATATATCACCAAAATCAACCCAAGACTGACACAAAACTTCTGGTGCTTTCCAAAAACTATCTTTTCCTATTCTTTTAATGTCCCTAATAAGATATTCCCTATCTTCAAAATCTATTGGAATTAGATCCATTACTTTAATCATAACATCTTTTATATCTCTTGGCATTTTATTCTCCTTTTTAAAGTTATATTTTATACCTTTTCCATTTGGAACAAAAATACATTGTCTTTCACCTTCAGTAATTTCTTTAGCTTTAAATTTATAAATAACATATCCTATTTCTTTTAAATTTTCTAATTCTTTTTTAGTAAACCATTTTCTTAAATTAGTTAATTTAGTAAAACCAAATAATACATTTTTACCACCAAATTCTTTTTTCATCATAAAAAGAATATCACCTAAATTCTCTTCACATGGTGTGGGTCTATTATTTTCTTTAATATGTGGTATACTTCTCCATATATGACTACTATTATATGGTCCTTGCCCATCTTTATTTTGGACTCTATATACATATTTTGTCATAATTAGTTCTCCCTATATATAATATTTCTATAAATCCATTTAGGAAATATATACAATACTGGATGAAGAATATTTTCATAAATCCATCCAATTTTCTTTGCAATACTTCTAGGAATACCTAAATCTCTTAATCTACAATATACATGAAGAGCATTTCCATAATGATGAAGATTTAAAATAGTAGGCATTTTTTAGTTCTCCTTATTCTTCTAAAGGTATTATATCATAAGCATCATAAATTTCAAAAGCTTCTTTTAGATCAACAATTATCCCAATATTTTTATAATGCGGATTTTCTGAAGCAAAGTATGTTTCAAATTCATCCCAACTTAAAATTATTGTATCATTATCAAAACGCTTAACTTCTCTAATTGGTCCATTATTAATAGATTTTAGATTTATTATAGCCATGTTTAGTTCTCCTTAAGCCCTCCGAAGAGGGCTATTTAAATTATTTTCTTCTTTCATCTCTTCTCTTTTCATATTCTCTTGCATGTATTGCTCGGCATTCTATTTCAGCCATAACTATCCAATGCTCTCTATCTTCTTGTGTTGTTGCAATCTCAATATTATATTTTGCTTCATCATATGCAGATACTTTGTATATCTCTAATCCAGCAAGATGATTAACTCTACATTTTGCTTTTTCTACCTCAACAACATCATTATTTCTGATTGCATCTGTAAGGAAATTTATCTGATCTGTTCTTTCCTGATTTGTTATGTTTATTCTTTCCATGTTTAGTTCTCCTTAAGTTATATTGTTTATGTTAACTTCTAGATCTAATATAATATACATACTAGTAATTGTAAACAAAAAAGTGATAAATAATACATTTATTTTGACAAATATACAAGATATTGATTTTATTGAATTTTCTATTAATTCAATACTTTAAACATAACTATATATTAAAAAGTAAATAATTAAAATAAAAAAATACAATTATTTTATACAAGGAGACAAAAAATTGAGAATATCAGAGTTTAAAGCAAACTTTATTAATGGTGCACGTCCTAATCTATATAAGATGGAAATATCAGGCATAGCAGATAAACTTCGTTTTATGTGTAAAGCCACTCAACTTCCTGGTAAAACTATCGGTGAAATTGAAGTTCCATTTCTTAACATGAAGCATCACGTTGCTGGTGATGTTGTTTTTGAGCCAATTTCTATAACAGTTCTTATGGATACAGATCTGGTTATTAGAACAGCTATGGAATCATGGATGGAAGAAATTAAAAACAATGATGCTATGTTTGGTGCTACTCCAGCAGAGTATGAAAGAACAGGAAATATTATACTTCTTGATCAACAAGGTGATGATTTGACTAATTATGAACTTGTTGGATTATGGCCTATTAATATTTCACCTGTTGAACTATCATTTGAAAGCACAGATACAATAGCAGAATATACTGTAGAATTAAGATATACAAATTGGAATAAAGTATAATAATGCTAATTAATGATATAAAATCTAATTTTACTGGATTTTTAAAGCCAAATCTTTACAAAGTTCAATTTTCATCACCATTTATAGAAACAGGTGATGAAAGTGTTTCGTATCTTTGTAAAGATGCGTCTTTTCCATTTTTGACTATAAATACAAAGCAATTTATTCTTGATAATAAAAAACAAAATATAGCTCAAGACTTTGATTATGATCCAGCTAATTTTACTTTTTATGTTGATCAAAACAATAAATTATTTGAATTTATTAATAAATGGATATCTGTAATTAGAACAGAAAACGGTCAATTAGGTTATAGATCAGAATATAATGTACAAATTAGTATAGAATTATATAATAATCGTGGTGATATAAAAATGTCAGCATTTCTTTTAAATGCTACTTTAGTTAATATTGAAGATATACAATTAGGTTATGACCAAAATGATACACTCACAACATTATCTATTAGTGTTGCATTTGATGAAGTTGCCTATTTGGTTGTAAATAATCATATAAATCCAGAATATCAAATTCACCAACAAGAACGTCAAGCTCAATATAGTAGTTTTTTTCTTGGAAATATTGGTTTTCCATTAGACACATTACGTTCTAAAATTGGTGGAATAATAGGACAAGAAAATCTTTACAAAATTGAAAATAAATTAGGTTTTGACCCAGCAGCAAAAATAAATTCAGGAAATGTTTTATCGAGAAAAGCTCAAAAGAATTTTAAATTAGTAAATAGATCACTATAATATTTTTAAAAAGAGGAAAATTAATGAATATTCCAGAGATAAATGTTGCTCCAGTACATAGAGTTTTTTTACATGTTTTAAATAAAGAAATTGAGTATAGACCATATAATATTGGTCATGAAAAACTAATTCTAACTGCTTTAGAATCTGATAATATAAATGATTTAATAACTAATTATTTATTTGTATTAAAAGATTGTTTAATAACAGAAATAGATATTGATGAATTATCATTAATTGATTTTGTTAAAATTGTAGTTTTTCTTAGATCTAAAAGTACTGATGAAATTTTAACACTAAAAAGAAATAAATGTTCAGAATGTGAAAAATCATATGAATTTAAATTAGATGTTGAAAAATCTTTAGTATATAAAGATGAAGATAAAATAAAATCAGTTATTAAAATATCTGATGAATTATCATTTGAATTATGTCCTACTAATTTTTTAATAACAAAGACAATTTCAAATGAAGATGATAAATATGATAAGAAATTAAATAAAATTGCCTTTTCTACTAAAAGAATAATTTTTAATAAACAAATAATTAAAAATGAAGATCCACAAGAATTAATAAAAAATGTTATAAAAAATCTAAGCGCTGCTCAAATTAAAATATTAACTACAGAAATAGATAAACTTATTACTTTGAGTATGGAAATAAAAACAAAATGTCCATTTTGTAACAAAGAGGAGTTTGACCAAGTCATTGATTTTTTAGGATACATCAAATAATCGAAAATAGCAATATTATGAAATATTATGAAAAAGTATTTAAATTTCAAAGATATAGCGATTTCGATTATCATTCTATTATGACTCTTTATCCATATGAATTAGAAATTAATTCAGCTCTAACAGTTAAGGCTCTTAAGAAAGAAGGAAATATGAAAAAACATGGCAGATAATAATGATAAATTAGAAACAATTAATGAATCCATAAATAATGAAAAAAGGGATTTAGAACAAATTATTGAAAATACAAGTCAGCTAAATGATAATATGAAGAAATCTTCTAAATTATTTAGTTCTATGATGTCTAAAATTTCTAATACTCTTAAGAAACAAAATGAAGATTTTAATAATGAATCTGAAAGAGAAGAAAAGAGTGATAAGAAAAAAGAGAAAAAAGAAAAGAAACAAAGAAAAGAAGATAAGAAAGGATTTGTTGGTACAGCAGTAGGGAAAACAAAAGAGAAAGCATCAAAGAAAACATCTGAAGTTATTGGTGATATTAAAGATTCCTTTAAACCAAAAAATATTATAAAAAATATAAGTGTATTAACTGGTTCTCCTATTATAAGTATGATGAGTGATACTATTTCTAATACTTTAGATGAAATTAGAAATATTAAGGAAGAATCTACATTAGGTGATGTAGAACAACCACCTGATAAAATTGAACCTACAACAGATAATATACCAATTGAGTCAAAAGAAGATACTGAAAGTGATCCTGATGATATTAATGTTATAGTAGATGATATATCAATTGAACCTATTTTAGAATCAAATGATAATATATCTGATAAACTTGAACCTGCAACAAATGATATATCAATTGAACCTGCAACAAATGATATATCAATTGAGTCAGAAGAATCAGATAAAGAATATTTTGAAAATGATTTTAATTTATTTGATAAAATATTAACTGTAAATACTGAAGGATTTAAAGATTTAATATCTAATTTTAATTTACTAGTTAAGAATGGTGAAGACCAATATACTAAACAAAATGAAGATTCCTTTTTAATAGAACAGCAACAAGATGAAAATATAAATAGAGACGATGAAAGAAATGATCTCCTTAAAGATCTTTTAGATATTAAAGGAGATCAATCAGAAACACAAGAAGAAACAGGTGGATTTTTTGATTCATTAAAGGGTATTTTAGGTGTAAAAATTAGTTCTATTCTTGCTGGTCTTGGTACTAAATTAGGTGGTGTTATTACTACTGTAGTTGGTGGATTAGGAACTGCTTTATCTGGTGCTGTTTCATTAGCATTACCTGCATTAGGAGTTGCTGTTGCTGGTGCAATTGGTTTTGGTATTGGTACTTTATTAAACAAAAAAGTTATTTCTCCATTAATGAATAAGATTTATGACAAATTAGATGCTGAACAAGAAGCAAGATGGAAATTAGAATCTGAAAGATTAGGTATGTTAGCTGATACCTTTAAAAATGCAGAAACAATTGTTGATAAAGCAACTGCTGCATTATTAATAAAACAAAAAGCTGCATTAATGGTTATACAAGGTGAAGAACTTATAATTGAAAGAGATTGGGCTTTAGATTTAAAATTAGAACAAGAAGACTTACAACAATTAAGAGAAAGTCAATCTAAACAAATGCAAGAAAATGCAGACTTATATTTAAAATTTTCTGATGATGAATTAAGATCATATAGAAAAAGATTTATAGAAACTGAAGCAAAAAATGTAGAATGGACTGGTGATATAGAATCATATGGTATTGCTAGAGAAGATGCATTTCAAGATTTTTTAAATGAAATGGGATCAGATCGTAAAGAATTATCAGAAGAAGAATTATCTAAAGTATGGAATGTTGAAGTAACAGCACCTCCTGTTAATATTGAACAACCAGATTTAATGGTAGATTATTCAATTGTTGATAGTAGTAATATTGATAGTAATGTTGATGCTGATATGATTGAATCAGCTAATATTAATAAAGATTTATTTGATCAAATTGAATTAAATACAAATTTAAATGCTTTAGAAGCAGTACAAATAGAAAATAAGAAAAATGAAGTTAAAGAGAAAATAATTAAAGAACCTGTTAAAACTGAAAATAATTCAGTTGTTTCAAATAGTAGCAATTATTCTGTTGTTAGTAATGATATGTCTACAAATACTGATGATTCTACTTTTAATTTATACAAATATTAAGGAATAGATAAATGCTTTCAAAAAATCATTTTTTCTGGGATATGACTAAAAAATATATAATTGCTTTTGCACATATTTTTAATGATATTCATATATTAAGAACAAGCGAAAGTGGTAATGTTTTAAAAGATATCACTGTTCCTATTACATATGCTGGTAAACGTAAAATATTTACGCTATTACAAAGAAATCCTGCTGTAGGTAATAAAATTTCTACTCTTTTACCTAGAATATCATTTCTTATAACTGATTTAGAACCAGATGATGAAAGAAAATTAAGTCCTCTTGATACTATCTCAATAAATATTGATAGCAAATCAGAAGATTTTATGTATAATCCAATTCCATATAATTTTACAATTGATATGGTTATTTGGTCTAAATACATGGATGATTTATTACAAATTATTGAACAAGCTGTAACATTTTTTAATCCTCATTATACTATTACAGTTAAAGAAATAGATTCTTTAGGCATACAACGTAATGTTCCAGTAAATTTTAATGGCGTTACTTTAGATATGGAAACAGATTTGGATGAGGAAAACTCCAGAACACTCATGGCTAACATGAATTTTACTTTAAAAGGTTTCCTATACCCACCAATTACAAATTCAACGGTGATTGATTTTATGAATATTAAGTTTGTAAATGAGGAAGCAGATGCGATATCAAATATTAATTTAGAATGGAATGAAATAACACAAGAAATTGATGAAACAAAAACTGAAGGTCAAGATGCTGAATGGCCTGATTGGTTAGCAGTAGAAGATTTAGATATTGAAACTAATTTAGATACAAATGATTTGGAGAGATAGATGATATCATTTATTGAATATTTAAGTGAAGATGTTGAATATAAAGTATCATATTCTAAAATATTAAATAATAAAGATATAATTAAAGATAAAAAATTAACTAAAAAATTATCTTTATTGGATCATAAAGGAATATCTGGAGGATTTGGTGCAGTATTGAATTATCCAAATGAAAATCCATCTAAAATAGTTATAGCATATATAAGTAATGAGCCTATAGGGTGGATATCTAGTACTAATGGAGTCCAGAATATTTTTGTTAAATATAAATATAGAAAAAGTGGAATAGCATCCAAATTAAAAGATATTTTATATAATCGTAAATAAGGATACATGATAAAATGAATACAAATATAATGGGAATAGCAGTAGAAGATTTAGATATTGAAACTGATTTGGAGAGATAGATGATATCATTTATTGAATATTTAAGTGAAGCTATAAAGAAAATACCATCTAACTTTAATCCAAAAATTGGATGGTGGTTAGATAGTGATCCTGTTACATTTTATCATGGTACTCATATAAATAATTTGGAATTTATTCAAAAGAATGGAATAGTTGCACCAACCGAAGGACCTACTGCTGGATGGGTATCTTTAGCATTAGATCCAATGACTTCTAGAGCATATGCTTCAATGAGTGTTATGGGCGGAGAATCAAAGACTTTAGAAAAAACAAAATCTTCATTTAGAAGTGCTGGTAAAAAATCTAAAAATACTCCAATGAATGAAAGACTTGTATTTGTCATTCAAATGAAGCAAAAGGATTTTTTAAAGAAAATGGGTGCTGCTCGTGGTAATATGGATACTCAAAGAAAAAAGTTAATTGATAAAGATTTATATGAAAAACATATAGAAAATGGCGGTTCAGATTTAGACTATTATATGTTAACAGAAATAAGGATGCCTAAGAAAATAGATCCAAAATTTATTAAAGGATATATGATAAAATGAAACCAAATATAGCAGGAATAGCAGACATATTAGATATTGATGATGATCTTGAAATTAAAGAATTAGAAATTAAAGAAGAAAAATTTGAATTCAATGATGACTATAAATTAGATATAAGTTGTGACTATGAATTTGTACGCACAAAATTAAGAAAGTCAATAGCTATTTGTGAGACCGTCGTCGGAGAATCTTTAAAATCAATAGCAATAGATAAAAGCCCAAAAGCTATTGATGCTTGTGCAAGTGTTATAAAAATGATGATAAATGCATCTAAAGAATTACAAGAGATGCATGATAAACAATTAAAAATTAACAAGAAACAAGAATCTAGTAAAATCCCAGCGAATGGAGATGCTGATGATGATAAAGGTGGAGTTGGTGAAAAAACATTAAATGAGATAATCGAAGAAATAAACGAAATAGAAAAATAATAAAAGAAAAATGTTATGCTTATACTAGATTCAATTGGATACCATAAATTGACTATAAAGGAAAAAAATATAATGACTAATAGGGAATTATTTTTCAACAATAAACTTAAAGAAGAACAAGAGAAAATATTAGAATCTATAAAAAAGGTTAAGAATAAAATAAATAATAAAATAAAGGAAAAATAAAAATGGGCGATGATGATGCTAAGTATATTGATATTGTAATCCGAAATACTGAAATTCTATCTGAGTTCACTAGCCTCGTTAAAAGAATCGAGATCCTCGTTGACGATTTACCTAATAATAAGGATTATACAAAACATCATGAAGACTTAAATTACATCAAAGAGTGCTTTAGTGATTTATTAATAATGTTTAAAACTAATGCACAAATAATTAATTCAAATGATAAAAAAATAGATAAAATACCGCTTCTTGGCAAAGCTATTGACGATATTCAAGAACATACAGAAAATATTGATAAATATATAAAATTAATTTATGCAAATGTTATAAAAATAAAAACAACTTTAAATACCTTAAGTACATGGGCAAAAATAAAGTTACCATTTATTATAGGATTTATAACATTAATTATATATGCTATTGGATTTTTTATACAAATGAATGGATATACAGTTACATCAGTACCAGTAACACCTTAAAATAAAAATGGCCTACTAAATATTTAGTAGGCCATTTTCTATTATAGAACAAAAGTAATTAGTTTAATTTCTACTCGTCATCAAAGTTAAAATCATCATCATCAAAGTTAAAATCATCATCCTCTTCATCTGTTGCTTTAACATTTGAATCATCCTCAAGTGTCACAGAAGCTTCCTCAGTATCATTAGACTCAGTGATAATAGAATCTACATTAGATTCTTCAGAAATTTCCTCAGTTGCTTCTGGTGTATTATCAGATACTTCAACTTTATTTGTAGATTTTATCTTCATGATAGTATTGAATTTCTCTTCAATAAGCTTATAATCTCTAAACTTATTTGGATCAATAAATTCATTAAGATCTATAATTGCATTATAGAATGTCTCAATTTCTTTATCAGTCTTAGCTATAGGGGTTTTTGCAGGAAGAAATTCAGATGTATCATAATTTGGATACTTATCTTTCTTCTTTGATTTAAGGTGAAAATTCTGTCCATCCCAAAGATCATGTACCATAGAAACTTCAGATAATTCAGATTCAGGAGCAAGTTTTTCCATTAGCTTATCAAAGATACTTACGCCAAAATTAAATAGAAATTGCTTTCCATTATTTTCTGGTTTAGCAGGATCTTTTACTACAAGAATATTTGCTACATGATTCTTCTTTCTACTATACTTTCCAGCTTTCTTCTTTGAAGGTTCTGAACCTTCATCCCAAAATGGCTGAACATAATCACAAACTGGACAATCCTTTCCAAGGGTGAATGGACAATTTTCCCAAAACCATTTTCCATTTTCTTGAAATCCATGCTTGTAATAAAGTGCTACAGGTGAAAGATCAATATCTTTCTGAGGAAGAAATCTGATAATTGCTTCGCCAACAAAGGCTGCATCTTTGGTGAGAGTCCAAAATCTATCATCAATATATGATGGCTTTTGGGCTTTTAGTTTATCTACGCTTTTACTTAGGTTTTTACGGTTCTTCTTAAAATTCTTAAAATCCATGTTGTTGTTTTCCTTTCGTTTTGTTGTTTGTTGTTAATTTCGTTTTGTTGTATTTGTTCTATAATATTATTTACTTTTTTACCTCCTTATTAGACCATTCTTTTTGAGTTTGTGGTGAATTAAAAAATTCTATTTTACTATCTTTTAATTTATTCTCATGTTCTCTTATAATTCTATTTTTACTAGCATTTATACTATTTTCATAATCTAATGGACTATAAAATAATGTTCTTATTCTATCTCTAATTTTATTATTTGTCATGATCATTCCTTTAAAAATTTAATTTACGTCCTTTAACCCATCCATCTTTAATCCAATTTTCTAATTCATCTTTAGGTATAGATTTGCTTTTCTTTAATTCTAAATTATAAATCCAACATTTACCATATTGTGGATGATTTTTACCAGATATACTTTTAGAAACAGATTTACTTATTTTCTTTTTAGTTTCATCACTATGACTTCTATTACACCAAATAGGTATTAATTCACCAGATAAATATCTTGGATCATCAATATAAATTCTAAAAATATTTCCATTTTTATCTTTAACATTTAATGTATTTTTAACTAAAGATACAAATTCACCAGATAAATATCTTGGATCATCAATTGACACCATAAATTTATTATCATCTTTATCTTTTATAATAACTTTATTATATGGCCATCCACCAATTCCACCTTTAATTAAATTATAAGTATCTGGTCTCAAAAGAAATTCTTCATTAACTATCTTTTCTTCCATAAGAAGCATTTCTTCTTCTGTATCAAAATCATAAAGAATTTCTTTTTTAAATTTATCTAGTCCATATTTTTCTTTAGCTAGATTTAAAATTTTACCAGAACCCATATAATCATCATTTATATCTTTTGTTCTATGAATTCCTATATAAATTCTATTATTTATTAAATTCGTTATTTTATATACTAAGTATCGCATAATTATACTTCTCCTTTGAGTTTAGTATAATTATTTACTTAGTTTAGGTCTAGTTTAGGTTTATTTTGGGCCTAAACCTGTTGGCTATACCAATTCGCCTACCCGGGTATTTTTAATCTATTACAATAAAAGATCCTATATCATTTCTATAGAAAAAATCTTCTGCATGCCAAAAATTTTCTGTTTTATCTTCAATAATAAAAATACTATCATTATCATCAATATATTTTTCTAAATGACTATATTTACCATTATCAAAACCTTTAATAATATGTACTACTTTATATGACATTTTATTTCTCCTAATCATGCTCTCCGTTTAATATTTCCATTGCAAAATCATAACCACTCCAATTATCAACTCCAGCTGCTTCAAATGCTAATAGTTTATCTTCACAATCATTAAGTTCTTCAAATCTTTCTCTTGTAATTTCAATCATTTCATCGTTCATTTTAAACTCCTATTTCCCTAAACCAATTAATCATACATGGTTTACAAACATAATATGAACCCCATTTACCTTCAACAATTGCCTTTTCAAATCTAACAGTACTTCCCTTTGGAATAATATGGTCATTTAAAGCACATTGATGATCTTTTCTTGTTTTAACCATCTTAATAGTTCTACATCTAATCCCCTCTTCAAAATCAGCATCAAATGGATTAAAATTTAGATAATCATGATCAGAATAAACAGGATAAACATTTTTAATAGGTACTGAACTATCAGCATAATAAGAAAAATCATAAATAATATTTTTTATTTTTCTTATTATAGATATAAATACTTCCTTTATTAATATTTTTTCCATTACCATAGATCCTCGCTAAATAGTTCATCTTTTGGGTGTGTTTTTCTAATTAACTCTTGTCCACATTCTTCAACATGCTTTAATGCATCCTTTCTATTTAAAAAACCAGTATCGGGTGAATAAAATCCTTGTTCACCCATAGTTTCCTTTTTCATACTAAATTCTTGAGCCATCATTTTTATTAAATCACCATGTCTATTCGGCTTTACTAATATATAAGATAGATTATCATATTTTATTGCAACATGTGTTATCATTTCTAATTTTCCTTTTAAATGGTAGGACTACCGGGATTCGAACCCGGACGGCCGAAGCCAGGGATTTTGAGTCCCATGAGTAGACCAGTTCCTCTATAGTCCCATATTAAGTTATCTTTTATTCCATCTATTTACAACATCTTCTTTTGATTTTGATGCACCACTTGATAAACCACAACCACCTTTATTTCCATCACATATTATAACAAAATCTTTTGGAAGACCGTTATACATTAAACCTATATCATCACCTCTAAGAATTTTAAGTGATTTTATTTTTTTGCAAATAGGACATTTTTTTAATTTAACTTTTGATGATTTAATTACTAAATAATCTCCATCAATATAATCATTTAAATTATTCAATTCTATTTCAACAAACTCATTTTTTTCATCATCAAAAATTTTATCACCAATATTAATTTCAGCTTTATATTCAATAGAGTCTAAAGGAATTGCATGTTTTAGATCAATATAATAATAATAATTATCTTCAATTTTTTCTTCATCTTTCCAATTAAAACAAATACTTTTATCTTCATGAATAAAAGATACAATTGCTTTTCTAATAATTAAAAATTCATCACCATTCTTTAACATTTTATTTCTCCTTAAATTTTATATAACTAACTATATAATTTTAAACTAAAATTGTCAAAATTATTTGGAGGAAGACAAGGGAATCGAACCCTCTAGGCCGAAGCCCCACAGTATTCAACACTGTTTGTCCCCATGAACGAATCTTCCAGAATTATTTGTATCTTTTAATATAAACTACAGAGATAAGATGCAAATAGGGGACTTAAATAATATAGATTGTTGGATAAATAATAATTCATACTGTTTTCTCCTATTTGCATTAAAGGTTGATAAGATTAAAATCTTATGTGATTCTTAGTTTTAAAAGCAGCACCCTTCTTATGGTTCCACTTACTTGCTTGACGAGTTGTTGGATCAATTCCTGCTTTGCTACAAGCATCTATAAATACAGGATTAATCTTTGTTGCTTGATTTGCTTTTGCTCTATCCCTATTAAAAGGATCTGCATCAAGGCTACATACTCTTTGCCAAAGTCCATTCTTCATGATTAAATTTCTCCTTAAATAATTAATGTTTAGATCTATTATATATTATTTACATAGTTTGTCATAATTTTTTAAAAAATAATTTGGCTCGGAAGGGGAGACTTGAACTCCCGACATTCGGTTTAACAGACCGACGCTCTACCAACTGAGCTACTCCCGAACATTTTATTTACTTTACTGTTATAAGCTCAGATTCAATTAAGAATCCATCATTATCTAAATCTTTTTTACTAAATGAATTTATAAATTCAGGCATTGATAATCTACTATCACTATCTAAATCTAATTTTGATATATTTCCATTTGTTTCATCTTCAGAAATATATCCATCATCATTTTTATCCTTAGTATAAAATGATTCAACATATTCATCTTTAGATAATTTACCATCAAGATTTTCATCTAATTTGGTAAATCTTTGATCTTCTGCAAAACAAATTGCTGGTAGTAGTAGTAATAATAAAAATAATAATTTTTTCATATAAGACTCCTATTAAGTTATGATTTCATCATTTAAATCTAAACCTGATATATTTATATTTTCATCTAATTCAACTGTCCAATCATCTGGTAATCTTCTTGATTTAGTAATTGGATCTATAACATATTATTTTGTTTCTTAGTCAAGCATGACAATACATGTAATATTCTATCCTGTGAACCATATCTATATTTAAGCCATGCATTCTTTTTATCAGCTATATATGTTTTACAAATTTCTTTATATGTTTTCATAATTATATCTCCTTTAATAAGTGCAGAGCCTGAAAGATTTGAACTCTCGACACTCGGATTTGGAATCCGATGCTCTAACCAGACTGAGCTAAGACTCTATATTTAAATGGCAACTCCTGGAGGATTCGAACCTCCGACAACCTGGCCCAAACCAGGTGTTCCACTAACTGTTCCACTAACTGTTCCACTAACTGAACTAAGGAGCTATGGAGCGTTTAAAGGGATTCGAACCCATACTTACAGGGTGGAAGCCTGTCGTGCTATCCGTTAAACACTATAAACGCATGGAGCCGATAGAGAGATTTGAACTCCCGACCCGTTGATTACAAATCAACTACTCTACCAACTGAGCTATATCGGCAAATAAATTATAGATATTAATGTGGCTCTTCCTTTTTCATCCATGGCTATATTGAAGGACCGCATGAGCTACAGACATTGCTGTATTTCATCTCATCGCAATTCATGACCTCGATAAATTATACCATGATATCGATCTCCTAATATAATTCCTTAATCATTAATATCTATAAAACCGGTCCAGTTTACCCTAATTGTATTAATTAACAGTCTAGAATTCCTTAATTAATTTCTTACCCTGTTATGAGAGCAAGTGTACAGGAATAAACCAGAAATTTGGTTGCGGGAGTCAGATTTGAACTGACGACATCCGGCTTATGAGGCCGGTAAGCTAACCAACTGCTCTATCCCGCTAAAATTCTTTTGGTAAGGGATACGGGATTTGAACCCGTGTTACTAGCGTGAAAGGCTAGTGTCCTAGACCTAACTAGACGAATCCCTCAAAATTTTTAAACATTTCTTACAAGTAATTTCACCATCAAATGTATTATTTATTATATACCAATTATGATCTATGTCAAAATTACAAATAGTTTTATTTGCATCAGTTGATCCATGAATGGATCCATATA